TAACTCTATGGACTGGACCGAACATACCTTCGAGCACTAACTTATGAACTTTTTTATTATCTAATGTTCCTGTCGTTCCGATACGATAACGAATGTTATCCATCTTTTCCATAACAGTAGTTAAAGATTTAGCTTTAAATTGATGAGCTTCGTCACCGAAGATTACATCAAACTGACGGAACCACGCTTTTGGTTGTAAATATACTGACTGCCATGTCGTAATTAAAACGTCTTTAGTGAAATCTTTTGTGAATCCAGAATATAGTTTTTGGCAGTGTCCAGAAACATCCCATTTATTCGCTGATGAGTAATCTTCAAAGTCAGCGAATAATTGCTCAACTAAGGATGTTGTTGGAACAATAATAATACACTTACGCTTGGCCAGCAAGTGCCAACGCATAATTGTGTATATAATAAATGATTTACCAGATGCGGTAGGTGAAAGAAGCAATGTTCTTTCTTTTGATAAAGCAGTTTGCACTGCTTCTATTTGATAGTCACGAATCTCGATTGGTTTACCACGACCCTGTGGTTCCAATGTTTTAGCAAACAATTCAATAGATTCGTTTGTGATGTTTGGATTTATATTTACAACTTGATTCACATACTCAACTGAATAACCATTACGAGTAGCGAATTCTTCTACGTAAGAAACTAAACCTACGTAAAGAGTTTTACGAACCTGATCATATAACCTTACTTTACCGTCCCACAGACGTGCTCTGAATTGTGGAGTGAACCTAGCACCTGGATATTCATAGGTAAAGAAGTCAGAAATTTCTTGTTCGATAGATGCTTCTGAAAATACACGAACATAAACTTCATCAAGTTTCTCAATTTTAATAATCATTACATTCCAGCTAAAAATTTCTTCCATTCAACATGGGTCTTAATTTGCCAGTCTCTGGCTTTAATTTGACCAAGAACAGATTCTAAAAAATATATCATCGTTTCAAGATAATCAATCTTAACTCGTAATATATTTAGATCGGTGTCACCCTGAAGAAATTCGTCCATCTCATTCTTCAATGGTTTAACACCCTGCCACTGTGGCCAATCTAACTGAGTTAATTCGTCACGACTAAGTTCTCCACGATAGTAACGAAATTTATTTTTTCGCAACATATTATAATCAGAACTTAATTTGGTATGTTTTAATTTAACATTGACTAATAACTTAACATACTTAGCATGTAGTTTAGGTGTGGCTGTTGACTGTTCGCCAAGATAATTATCATCAATGACGCAATCGATGTCCCACATATTTTGTAATTCTTCAAGATTCATAATAACTCCAAGTTTTCGTAATAATAATTTTACTACTAAATTGCAAAAATGTCAAATAAACTTGTAATAACCGTATCTAAATGTTGCATTCCCAACTAGGTATTGCACATCTTGATTTGTTGATTGAAAGACTAGAGAGTCTAATGATATTGGAAATAAGTCATGAAATTGTGCAGTTTGCACAACATTATTTGAACCATCTAAAATTGCAAGAGTTGCGTCTGAGTAGTTCTTTGCTAACTCTGATGTCACTAATGCTTCAGATTGAGATAAGAAATTTACATACTGTGTGTAATTTTCTGGGAATCCCAAAGCCACGATCCAGTTATATATGGCTTTATAGTTTGACATATTTTCGTCAACTAAGAACTGAACAGTAAGTTGATCGTATGTCAATGTTTCACCAGGGATCGGTGCTGTATTAAATGGGTTACCAAATTCTGGAGCACCAAGTAAAATTCCAGGTAGGTTTACTTGTTGACAGAAGAAATTAACTTCTGGCAATTTTTGAATGTTGAACATGAATCCATTAGGTGATAATGGAGAAATGTTTTCTGGTACAGGGCAAGAAAGAATATTGTTCATACAGATATTTAGTCATATAAAAAAAGGGATCCGAAGATCCCTTTTAAATTACCTATCTACGTAGGTTTAATACAACTTGAATATTACATCAAGTTAGTTACTTTAACCTTGCGGTAGTAGATGTTCTGGCCAGAAGACAAGCTAGTGAATGGGTTTGCAACCATACCGTAACGAGTCTTGAAACCAATCTTAGGTTGGAAAGTGTTAGGATCAACAGCATTAACCTTTTGTAGTGGTACGTATGGACAGTAGAACAAACCAGCGTCGAATGCTGAAGTACCCTTGTAACCAACTACGAAGAACTGGCTAGCAGATTGGTTAGCAGAATATGGATCAACATACACTTTGTACTTACCGTTCAATACACCAGCGAAAGTAGTAGAAGCTTCATCTACGTTCAAACCAGTTGACAATGCTGGAGCATAGTCAAGAACACCAGCCATAGCTAGAGCAGAAGCAACATCTGAAGAACAGATGATGAAGTTACCACGACCACGACGAGTAGTCTGAGCGATAGCGTTTGCTTCACGTTCGATTTGGAACAATAGACCTTTGAACTTCTCAACAGACCAACGACCATTAGCGTCAACGTCTAGGTCGAAAGTACCAGCAGTAGCAGTACCAACTTCAGCACCAACTTTAGCAGCAGTGTAAACTGTACGAACTACTTCACGGTTCAATTCAGCAGTGATTTCTGTTGAAAGAATGTTGCTCAATTCGCCTTCAGCGTTCAAACCATGAACAGCTTGCAAATCTTGAGCCAATTCAACAGTGTATTCTGCTTTCAAAGCACGAGTCTTAGCAGTTACAGTAGTCTTCTCGATTGAGAAAGCCATTTGGTTGAATGCAGTTGAATCACCAAGACCTTCAGCAGTCTCAGTAGACATACCAGTACCAGTAGTGTAAGTACCGTCAACTGGGTTTGCACCAGCATGAGTACCAGTACCAGAGAAGTCTGTATCAGCTTCGTTGAATAGAGCCTCAGTACCAGCTTGGCTAGTATACTTGCTCTTCATTGCGAAGATCAAACCAGTTGGTTGAGTCATTGGCTGAACACCAGCGATGTCATAAGCGATCATTTGTGGAGCAGCACGGCGAACCAAGCTGATCAACACTGGATCGTAACCAGCCATGTTTGCGTTAGTACCAGCACCACCAAGTGCAACACCTAAACCACCAGCGTTAGCATGAGTAGCTTCAGTTAGAACTTGGTTTTGTTTTGCCATTTCGCGTTCTTGGTTTTCCAAAAGAACAGCAGTAACTTCCTTACGGTAGTTGTCTTTGATAGATGGGGCAGCTTCTGATTCTAGAATCGGAGCCCATTTAGCTAATAATTCTTGACGAGTAGTCATTTGTTTTTCCTTTTTAGATTACTTGTTAAAGTTGTTTAGTGCTTGTAGATATTTCGCCATAGTTGGGTCAACTTTCTTTTCCTCAACTAATGACTCTACTGGAGCATCAGTAACTACAGATGTAACATCTGCTTGTGCTTTGGTAGTGAAGTAGCTTTCGCGGATAGTCTTAACTTTAGTAGTAAAAGTTTCAACATCTTCGTATGCTAACTCTTCAGCTAGACCTTTGAACTTCTCAACTTCTGTGTCAGTTAAACCTTCACATGCAGCCTCAACGATTTCGATACGCTTCTGTTCAGCAAGAGTTTTGCTCAACTCAACATTAGCAGCAACTTGTTCGTTTAGCTTAGTTTCTAGTTCTTCGATTTTGCTTTCCATAGAACCCAATACATCGAATTTCTCTTCAGGAATTTCAATATAGTTTTCTTCGAAAAGACCTTTTAGTCCAGCAACAAATCCTTCTAGGATTTCGGACTTCATACCATGCTCAAGGGCTAATTCATTCTGTGCAATCCACTGCTCAACTACGTAGTTGAGATATCCATCAACTTGTTCAACAAGACCCTCTACATTCTTTTGTACTGCTTCGTCTAACTTAGCAGCATATTCTTCATCAAGTTTAGCAACCTCTTGCTTTACTCGAGTAACTACAGCAGCTTCGAAAATCGTAGCAGCTTTAGTTTTGAATTCTTCAGTAAGTTCTTCACCATTGATAAGAGCTTCTACGTCTGCAGAAACATCAACAGTATACTCTTCTTCAGCTTCTTCAGCGATAACTTCTTCAGCTTCTTCTACAGAAACTTCTTCAGCTACAACTTCTTCAGCTGTCTCTTCAGCGATAACTTCTTCAGCTTGGTCTTCAACTTGCTGAGTTAATTCAGCAGCTTTAGATTCGGCAAGAAGTTCAGCGATTTTTTGTTCGATTGACATCGTTTTCTCCTAACTGGAATAGTTCTATGTAATTATTTATTATTTATCTGATTTCTCTCAGAAACTTCTGGAAAGCGATTATTTTCGCTTCTTCTAAATTCTTTGATGACGCTTTCTTGATCATTGATCTAACTTCATCGATATGCTTCTCCACAAACTTTCCATCAACGAAAACCCACTCCTTGCTTTCCATAATGCCCTGAACGAATGCATCTGGAGCGGATGGATCAGCAACGATATCAGCTGCAGTTGACAGCATAAAGTCGTCCTGAACCACTTGAACACCCTCTTTGTTCATTTGAAGAGAACCAAGTGCTCTACTTGATACACCAAGGTTTGCACCGCCATCTAATAGACCACGTGCAATCATACCCATTGGAGTTTCAAGAATCTTTGCTCTGCCAATGTAGTTCGTACCTTCTTTGCGTAGGTCAGTAATAATGTGAGAAACACGATCTAAGTTAATAGATGGTGTTTCTGGGTGACCTAACTCACCATAAGCACGATTCTTGGCGACATAATCTTCACAGTAACGCTTAACTTCTTTATCCATAACTGCTTCTGGATACATACGTCCGTTACGGTTTTTTAATTCTGATTGAAGGAAAACACCTTCAATGAAATATTGTTTTGGTTTACCTAGTTTTGATTCAACGATTACGTTAGTTGTATCAAAGACTTCTTTAATTAATCTCATTTTAGCTTCCTACTGTGTTAGTGTCGTCATAGACGCTGAATTCAGCTGTCTCAACTTTTGGTGCATAACCAGAAACTTTTCTCAACTTTAAATACAGTTCAATTTGACCTGTACCAGTTTGTTCAACTACTATATCATAATCAGATTCAGTCTTTTCTGGTGGCATTTCTTGGCCATCAAATGCGATATAATCTGCAGACTCAGTTGGTAAAGTAAGAACTCTTACAGAGTTTCTTGAAATTTTAATAGTGTTACCAAGTTCACCATTCCAACGAACTCCTGTTATAGTGACATTCGCACCAATAGCTTCTAGTAAATCGCTTCTAATATGTTGAACATTCAGTGCTGCAGGAAGTAATGGTGTTGGAACTATGCCAGGAGCATTTACGATAAGTTGTGAATATGTTAGATGAGATACAGGTAAAGTGGCACCGAATGGATAGTTCGGGTCAGATGAGTATGAATCAAACACGTCAGCTAAATTTTGTAAAGCGTCATCATAAGATTCTTGTAAAGTTATTAACTCAGAAGAAGTAGCTGCAACGAACACTTGATTGACGTCAAGTAAATCTACATCTAATGAGATGGTAGTATCACCACCCGCACCAGCAACTTTAACAACTGTTTCGGTTTCGGTCATCTTTAAGATGCTTTTAGTTAATGCCATCTTTATTCCTTAATTTTATTAAGAACATGAAAGAAATTGCTTTTACTTTCTCTCATATACTCAACTATTTCTTTTTGATTGTTCAACAAATTATTTAGTTGTTCTTGTGTCTGTTCATTTATTGTAACTACACATCCATCATTTAATTGATAGTGAATTTTACCTTCGATGATCGAATCTAATTTATTTAAGTTTCTAATTTTTTGTACGATTGGGTCAACAGTAAATATATTAGAAGAAGCTAACTCTTTATATGATTCTATTAGTGTATTCGTTACTTTAATGTCGTGGTATTCTTTTATGATAGTAGCGATTCGACCATCTTCGATTTCTTCGTAAGACTCTTTAACGATTTCTTGACGTGTATTATCTATTGACTTATCGTCAGATTTAACAGTCTTTACGAACTCTCTATATTTCATTCTTGATCTTCAGTAGTTTCTACTTGGGCTTCACCCTTAAATAAATTCTGAGCAACAGAAATTTTCATATCATCTAATCTAGCAGAAATTTTCTCTGCCATTGCTGCATTAAAAGCATTTTCTGTATCTATAGCATTGCCAGAAGCAATTGCAGTAATTAAATTATGTACGGATTCACTCATTATCATTCTCCTTTATCAGTTGGTGACTGTTCATTGCCACCAAAACCATTATCAGCCAAGTGTTGCTGTTGAGCAACTTGTGTAACACCAGCGATTTGACCCTGCTGTTCAGCCTGATCAAACGCACGCATCTTATCTTCTTCCATCTCTTTATCCATAATATCCATTTCTTCATCAGTTTGACGTAGGATATTTTTACGAATCCAAGTAGAAGAATAGAATCTTCCAATATAAGGTTCTACTTGTTGCAGAGCAGCTAGTCTTTGTAACATCAATTCATTATCTTTTAATTCTGCAAAATTATTATCTTGCTGGAAGTCATATTGAATTGATTGCTCTAACATTTCCCAATCATCTGGTGTAATTATGTTCTTTGCAATAAGCTGAACACGTAAAGCACCATTAAATAAGGCAGCGAACTTTTTACGTAAACGCTGGATAAATTTATTAAACTTAATTTCATCACGTGTAATTTCAGTAGATCTACCAAGAGCAAATCCAGTTGAAGATTCTAAACGTGACATTGGAACATTTAATGCCTGATACAATTTTCTTTGGAAATAACGAATATCTTCGATATCACCAAGGTTTTGTCCACCAGGAAGTGTGGTAATTTCTGTACCCTTACCACCTTCGCGACGTGGCATCCAGAAATCTTCCATCATTGATAGATGTCTACGATCATCGCGAGTCTCACCAGTAGTTGCATCATAAACAATCTTATTTCTAAACTTGTTCATAATATCATTTACGTATTGTTCAGCTTTTAACTTAGGTAAGTTACCAACGTCTACGTAAAACACACGTCTTTCTGGAGCACGTGATATACGGTAGATAACTACCGCATCTTCAATCATCTTTAATTGATTTACTGGTTTGATTGCTTTATGTAAATAAGAAAGCATCATACCAGAGTTTTGATCCATCAAACCAGATGGACAATAAACAATAGAATCTACAGAAAGTTTAACACCCTGTACTGTAGCTTCGCTAATACCCTTATCGTTATACAAGTAATATTCTTCATTCTTGACAACGATATCTACACCTCGTTCGTTTCTTTTCTTTTCCACATTTTTAATCTTGCGAATTTTACGTGGATCAACGTAACGAAGTTCTTGAATTCCAGCCTTTGGATTTTTTGGATCCAGAAGCACATTGTAGTAACTACGACCATCAATATACCATTGACGGAAAATGTCATGACCTTTATCATCAAAGTCATACAAACGAAGAACTTCATCAAACTCTGCTCTGATTTTGTTTTTAATTGATTCAGATAATTTAACTTTATCTAAGTCAATCTTAACAGCTTGGTCGTCAGACTCAGCGATGATAGATTCATTAACGATGTCTTCAATAGCAGCATCACAATCAGCATACATTGCTGTTTCGCGATATCTTCTAATTAAATCGTTTTCGTTTTTAACGATCGTATCCAAATCCATAACCATTCCATAATAGGAAGTGGCGGAAGTGGATACAACTGTTGAACCATCATCAGATATCGGGGTTACTACAGCCCCGATATCCTTAGGTTCTTCTTTACGTTTTATCTCGAATCCAAATAATTGCATAATTAAATTGTCAACCTAAAATTAAATTGGTAGAGGGAAACTACCGATTGGCGTATCAACAGAAACATTAATATTAATGCCACCACCCTCAGTAGACTGAGAAGTGAAGTAGTTGTAATTGAACTCTACATCAAATTGTTCGATCTGGTTTTGCTGATCGAAATCTAAAGCAATTGGACCAATCAATGTTGGGAAAGCATCAACGAACTTATAGCTCTTGATGATTGCGCCAGAACGATCCAACTGGTGAACTTGCAAATCAACCTGATAGTCACGTGGGTTAACACGACCTTCTGTTGATGAATAGTTCTGAATGCCAGCCTGCCATTGTTCCATAGCGTTACGAATATTGAAAGTCGTATCGTTATAGATTGTCACTGACCATGGTGCGAAAGTTCTTTCTCCAGCAAACTGCACTTGACGACCACGATATAAAACTGGAATAGTTTCGATCGTAGAAGCTGGAAGCGTAGTAGCTTTACATAAGAACTGAGCACGTTGACCAGCAACGATACCTAGTGGCACGAATGAAGGGAAAACCAATTCAACACGGAATTGGTTAGGGCGAGCACCACCCCCAATCATTTGCGCTTTAAAATCAGCGATATTTGCCATTTATTTCTCCTTGTCCTCTTTATTTAGTCTTTACGCACCGATCTCTGTGAAATTAATTCCAGAGCGAGCAGCAACGAAGTTAAGACTAATAAAGTTAATAGAACGAGTTGGTTTAATAAAGATATCAGCGACGAACTCGTTACGGTCAATAACTTCACCAGTGTTGTTAGAATCATCACACTTAACAACGAAGTCAGTAATACCACGACGACCCTGAACATCACGTAAGAATGGTTCTACCAAGTTCTTAAATTGAGCACGAGTAAAGCTGTCGTTTAATTCGAACAACTGATATTTAGCAGCTGTAGCGATCGCTTTTTCTAGAACGATAAACAGACGACGTACATTGATACGATCGAATGCAGATGGTTTAGCCAATAGAGTCTTATCGCCGAACAATACAGTACCATCACCTGGAACTGTAATAACTGGGTTGATACCAGCTTTATATAGATTATCGCGATCAGTCTTATGTAAGTGCATAGCTAATTTAACTACGTTCTTAATTTGTCCACGATTTAAACCACCTGGAGAGAACCATGGGTCATTAGTGTAGTCAGTACGAGCACATAAACCAGCCACGTCGCCGTTCAATGGAACCCAACGATATTTGTCATTGTAACGATCGTATTGATATTTGAATCCAGAGTCAAGAACAGCATATGAAGATGATGTTAATGCATTTCTATATTCAATTAAAGTATCAACTGCTTCTGAACCAGCATAGTTAAAGTTTGATACATATTCACCAGTAGAAACATCAACTGGTGATAAGAATGCTACGCAATCTTTACGCTCTTCAGCTAAAGCGATAACATAATTGGCAACAACTGTGCTTGCCCAACCAGCAGGAAGTAATGATACGTCATACAATTCTGTATCACGATATACGTTCCAGGCAGTTGTTAATTGTCCATCAGTTACGGCTGTGGAATCTACACCACCAGATAAATCATAGTTGTGTGGACCAGAAGACTGGAATGCGATATTCGCAGCTGGCCCACCCCAGTTAGTAACTGGACCTGAATAATCTGCCAATTCTGGGAAGTCAGTCCACCAAATATACTGTGAACGTGAATTGATTACATCTTTATAGTAGTTATTAGTACCATCAGATTTCTTAGCGTCGATTGCTTTAGATAAGAAAGAAAACTTCTCTAGGATTGATCCAGGAACACCAGTCCAACGACCATCTCTATCAAGAATGATAACATGAAGTTCATCATTAGAACCAGAAACACCTGCAGCATAATCAGAAGTTCCAGGAGCAGCATCGAATTCTTGTTTATATGCCCATGTTGAGAAACCAACTGAATCGCATAAACCTACAGTTAAAGAGTTACCTAGTGAGCCTGGATATTTCGCAGCCCATTCACCAGTAACACCAGAACCTCCGTCCCAGTTACGTAAGTAATCGTTCTCGTTTAGAACTTTAATACCACCAACCTGAATAGTTGCAGTAGCTGCAGCACCAGTACCACCACCATTAGTGATAGTAATTGTTGGAGCAGAAGTATAACCAGAACCACCATTAGTTGTAGTAATGCTAACAACGCTAGAAGGTTGAATAGTAACAACACCAGCAGAAGCACCAGTACCAGTGTCTGAAGTGATTGTTACAGTTGGAGCTGTTAAGTATCCAGAACCAGCGTTAGTGATTACGATAGCAGTAATTTGACCACCAACGATAGTAGCAGTACCAGTAGCACGAACACCACCAGTAATGTTAGGTAAGCTGAATGTTACAGTTGCAGTCACATAACCAGAACCCTGAGTCGCAATAGTTGCAGCAGTTACGCCACCACCAGAAAGAACTGCATTACCAGTAGCACGAACACCACCAACAACTTGTGGTGCGCTAAAAGTTACAGTTGGGGTTGATGTATAACCAGAACCACCATTAGTTAATGTTACGCTCTGTAATGTACCAGAAACACGGGCAACCGCATTTCTATGAGCCAATGTATCTGCGCGAGTTACCAATAAATTATTAGTATAAGATAAAAAGTTAGCAGCAGTGAAAAACGAACGATTGATTGTTATATCGTCAGTTGGTTTACCGAAACGACTTACTAAAGTATTTTCGGAATTGATCGTTACTGGCTGTAGGCATGGACCCCATTGAAACACACCAGCAAATGCTCCAGCTGCAGTAGATACTGCTGGAACGATTGAAGTGAAGTCTTTTTCTACAACTGCAACGCCAGGACTTAATTGAAAAGGCATTGTAATTCTCCTTATTACATGTTATTCTGTTTTGCTTCGAGGAGCACTTGAAAGCACTAATTTATTTATTGAAAAGTCATTTTCAGAAGTTCAATGGCGACTTTTCCGTTGTATCTCCATTATCAAAGAAGCCGAATGGAGTCAATTCTTCTTCCATCGCTTTAATCTTTTTATCGTACATAATTTGTCTCAGATTAACATTATTTAGGTCTTTAAAATAGCTGGTACTTGTGAGCCAACTAAACAAGACTAATGTCATAACTAAGTCGTCATGGTATCCATCATCTGCTGCATACGATCCTTTAGTCTCAATAAATGTTGATATTTCTGAAATAATATCAGCATCCTGAATAATCATTTTACTTTCTTCAAGCAAAGACTTGAAATTGTGACACCCAGTTCGTTTAACCTTTTTATCAGTTGTAACACCTAACTGAGTTTTACCTCCACCAAAACCACCAGATACAGTCTGTAAGCCAGTAGTTCTATTTACAAAAATCAAGTTTTCATATTCCAATTCATTATGTAGAATATAAGGGACTTGCTCGCTTGAGTTGGTTTCGACCAACACATATGCTTCATTAAATTTAGTAGCTACTTGGTGAATTACGTTTGGATATAGTAAAGGACTTATATCATTCTTTCTGTATTTACCAACTAATTTATATGGAACTTCTGTTATGTCCATAATAGTAAACGCAGAATAGTCACCACCAACACCTTTAGCCGTATCAGCTACAATAACATATGTATGATCTTCTTGTGGGTGTTCGTATATATCTAAACCATCTTTAGTAAATACTGGCTGAGCCAATGACATTCTGGCAATAGTATCAGCATTAATTAAAGTTAAGCTAGAACCGAGGAATTTACACAGAACCTCTTGGTTATACTTAAGATCGCCAAGCATAGCCTTTTGTTCATTCGCCCACTTCTCATCACGACCTGGAATTTTCCAGTAAGGAATGAATAAAGGAACGAAACCATTTCTTTTATTTTCAGCATCATTCCAGAATTTCCAGAAGTGATTGTATCCCAATGGTGTTGAAGATAAAAGAATCTTAGTTGTTTCACCTGCAGAAATAGTTGGATACACAGAAGTGAAGAACTGTTCAGCTACAGTGTTTGGAATAATCGCAGCTTCGTCAACATAAAGTAAGTTAACAGATTTGCCACGAATACCAGAAGCAGATGTCGCAGCGGTAAATACCTTTGACCCATTTTCTAATTCAATGTCACCTTTGTTCCATGTAGTAACACCCTGTTGTAACCAACTAGGCAAGTGTTCATACATAGTTTGGTAACGATCTAGAACTTCTCTGGCAGCTGTAGCTTTGTTCGCTAAGATAGCTACGTTCTTATTTTCTTGAAATAATGTATACCATAAAATGTATGCAGCAGAAGTAGTAGTCTTACCCTGCTGACGTCCTTCCATAAGAATAACTCTACGATTCTCATGAATAACTTTAACCTTTTCTTTTTGACACTCATACAGCTTAAATGGAACTAAGCCATGATCCAAAGAAACAATTTTACAATAGTTTTCAATGAAGTAAATTGGATCTTGAGAACACTTTAAGTATTCTTGAACCTGTTCTGGTGTGAATTGAACGCTGACGTTTGCAGCTTTTAGGTTCACATTAGCATTATAAACTTTACTCATATTTAAAAATTATCTTGCCAATTTTCTTGCGACACAGTTCCCGTAGCTGTATCACCCTCAGCGACATAAACTCTATTTGGATTAGAGAAATTTTCATTCTGACCGACATTAGCATTAACCTGAGATATAACTCCCTGATTGCTAAGGGAACCAAACAGATTAGTCTTTAGTGTAAAATTCAATGTATGAGTGACGAATCTTCTTGTTTGGAAGTCACCATCATAATCGTCTTGAACAGAAATACTATTCAGTATAACTGGAACATCAAGAACAATGTTCATATCTTCTACAGTTTTAATAGCAAGAGTGTATTCTGGTGTGAATGTTGGAAGTATTTGTTCAATGATTTGAAGACCATCTTCTTGTGTTTTAGTTAAAACATAAAGAGATATATCAATATTGTAAGGAACAGGTGTATACAGAGTGTTCATTGATGTTGTTCCAACACCACATGTTATCTTCTGCATACGATTAGTTTTTCTTGATGAATCGTAAGAATATCCAGTTATTTCAAAGGACATTCTTGGTAATGTAGTATAAGTATTGTTTTCCAGATTAGGATCTGAATCAATACGAACTAACCACTTTTCTTTCGGTGCGTAAGCCAATGGAACCTGAACTCTTTGAATAGTTGTTCCATTAACAGAGTCGCCCTGTTTACGATCAATATAGATACTACTGAATAAGCTACCGAAGCCAACGATAGTTTTTCTAATTATACCATGGTAGAATACTTGGTTGCTTAGCATTAAACTACATCTCCGAAAGGATTATTCTCATTGAATAAAATGTCAGCAGCTTCTTCTTTGAATGAGTTATTATCACCATAAGAATCTGGAGCATCTACATTGGCTGCGATTTCTACAGTGACAGTTGCTCCGGAACCACCACCCCCAGTTACTGTTACAGTTGGTGTTGAATTGAAACCGATTCCTGGATTTACAATATTAACAGAAACCAATTTACCAGCCTGAATCACTGGTTCTAGAACAGCACCACGACCAGTACCATTGCTAATAACTAGCGTTGGGGCAGAAGTATAAAAATTACCCTGATTAGTTACAGTGGCAGAAACAATTTTAGCGTTTTCTGTTCTAGTTGTATTTGTGGTAAATGACTTCAGTGTTTCGAAGTTATCGATCTGACTAATACCAGTATCAATAAATTCAGAGCTATACTGGAACAACTCAACCTGTAGTTTGTAAACATAGAGTTTACCAAGTTGATAAAATGGATCTTGATGTGTTACAAATTTAATTTCAAACAACCCTTTTGTTAATGGGAAGTAAATTAAGTCACCTTCGTTTGGTCTATTCGGTAATGTTGTTACACCATAACGTCCAACGAACTGCTCCCATCTGCGACGAGCAACCACCAATGTAGCTGACTGTTCCATCATCAAACCAAACTTCTGAATGAACGCACCCTGACCAGAGAACGAGTCTACGTTCTCGAAATACATTTCAATTGGGAATGCTGTTTTAAACTGTGATAGTCTATCTTCACCAAGAATCTCGTCTTTAGAAACCAAAGTTCTTGGAATATACATAACCTCGTTACCATACATACGTAACGATTCAATAATTAAATCCTCAACTAGATACTGTTCGTTTCTAGTTCCATGAGAAAAATAAACATTTGTTGTGGTCATTATTATCCTAAGAAGAAATCAAGGGGAGCAGATTTGTTCATTAACTCATCTTCAAGCTCTTTTATTTCTCCAGTTGCTTCGTCATATAAAGCATTACCGTCTAAAGTAACACCACCTGGAAGTTGAATTCCAGAAAACTTTTTAATGTTAACTGCCCACTGCTTTTTAAACAATGCAGTTACATAATGTTTCAGCCATGCTTCGTTCCAAACTTTTGTATATTCTGTCGGATCCAAAACACGGTAACATTCTACAATAACATAGTCACCAACAGCAACTTCGCTATCCCAGTTAATTTCTAAATTTAATTTGTTTTGTAGTCTGTTAAATCTAAACATCTGTGGTCCATTAAGTTCCATATCTAACAAAGAGATATGACTCATAATAGACTTGTAGTAAATTATTGATGTAGAAGTTAAATCATAAAGATCGTGTAATCTTAACTGATATTGAATATTAAACAGATCTTTAGATGAAGACTGTAGAGATAGAGGGATAACTCTCGTTACACCATAAACTAAGTCTGGTATTGGAATATACTTGTTAGTTTTATCTGTACTTGTAATCTGATGTTTTAGATATACTTTTTCAACACCATCCCAGTGGTATTGTCTCCAATACTCAAGAGCTTCATCAAGACGATCTTCTAGTTGATCGTCGTCTACGTTAATTTCTAAAACAGGTGCACCTAACGCTCTAAGTGCGTATTGCTTTAGGGATTCTCTTGAATTAACAGCCATTTTATTTTCCTAATTGGGCTTTTAGTGCATCAACTTCAGATTTAAGATCTTGAACTGCTTTAACTAGAACAGAAACTAGTTGACCATAGTTAACAGTCTTCATACCATCAGAATTTTCTGCAACAAACTCTGGTAAAATTGATTCTATTTCTTGAGCGATAAAACCTACTTCTGTCTTACTGTCTTTAACATACTTAACAGAACGTAACTGTAGAACCTCAGTTAATCCATAGTTAGAATCTTCGATGTTAGTTTTTAATCTTACGTCAGAAGAAGTTTGGAAAGAACCAGAAGTGACGCCAGCAAAAGTAGGAGAGTTGCCTGTTCCTAAGTTTTGATTGATTGTATAATCACGAATGTTATTTGCAGTACCAACTAATGTCGCATGCAAGTTACCAGAAACATTCAATCTCTTATTGATGTTCCAAGAATCGTCAGAATTAGCATAAGTGATAGTTGCAGAAGCACCAGAAACTGTAAGTCCAGCACCATTAGCTGCAGCTGCAGTAGTGGCACCATCTGCAAGAACAATGTTTAAATCATCTACAGATAATGTTGTAGAATTGATAGTGGTAGTTGTTCCGTTTACTGTTAAGTTTCCAGAAACAACCAAGTTATTATTAACAGTTAATGCAGCTTGCGTCCAACCACCAGCCTTAGTCGTTCCATTACCAGCAGAATTTTCTACGTAAAACTCTAGTTCTCCGTTCGATGCTCCAGCTGATGTTTCTGCAATGATATAAGTAAATCCATCAACAGACTTAACACCACCAAGTGATGACCATGATCCAGAAGAATAACCCTCAAATGTAGATTGAGTAGAGTTATAACGAACCATACCAATGGCTGGCGATGCTGGACGTTGTGCAGTAGTACCAACTGGTAATGTCCAGTGACTTGTTCCAGTTGCAGCTAAAATATTAAGACCAGCTAGTGATGTGCTTGAAGAACCAAGGTCAATGACTGTTGTACCAATAGTAATGTCAGCTGTCGCCCATGTTGGAGCATAACCAGCACCAGCAGAACGTAAGAATGTTCCAGCAGCACCAGCAGTAATGAATGTTGTTAGGTCAGTATCTTGTTGAATAACTAACTGACCAGCAGAACCACCAGCCACGTTAGTTGCATAAGTAGCATTAACAGCAGTACCAGTTTGTAGAGAAGTGGCATTAACCCATGTTGGCGCAGAAGAACCACCAGAGATAAGAACCTGACCAGAAGTTCCTGCGTCTGAAAGTGATAGACCACTGACACCAGAATAAAGAACAGCACCTGGTGTTGCTGTTAATGATGATCCAGTACCACCGTACTGTAATCCAACAGCATTACCCTGCCAAACAGAACCAGTACTAAGTGTTTTAAACAACAAAGTCTGGCTAGCCTGTAAGGTAGCTACGATGGCACCGCCACCTGGAGTTGTTCCATCATGGATTCGCAGGGTCTTAACATCAACGTCGTATGTTAATTCGCCAACTGCACCAGTGAACGCATTGTTCTGAGTAGTGGTACCTCTTCTAAACTGTACTTGTGTTGCCATTTAAAATTCCTCTTTCGATATATTTATGCTTGTGCTTCTGACCAGAACAAGTTTATACTTACTTTAGCAGTAATAGGTTCAAGATTTTTAACAACAACAGCAAGAACGTCTGGACCATCTGGGAAGTTACTGTAACCACCGATAGCTGAGTTTGACAATTCTTTAAGATTTGATAAGTCAATCTCAGCAAAACCATTTGGTTGCCCTAGTGTTGAGAAAACCTGTTCTCCTGGAGTCGCTGCTGTAGAAACACTTGTAGAAACTTGAGCGAACGAAGGTTGAGAACCTAATGCTGCAGTGTTAACTGACTGCCATGATAATGTAGAAGCATCAATGTTACCTGGATTCAACATACCGTAAACCTGCACAGATTTATCAGATTGAATCTGTAATTTTTGTAGTAATAATTGTGAACGATTGATTAGATCGCGATCTCCGAAGTTGCCAGCGATAGAGTTAGAAACTGATGGAGCTAGTCTTAAGAAGAATACTGTTTCGCTTGCACCAGAAGCTACTTCGTTTGATAGAGATGGGTAGTTAAAATAGTAACCACGATCGCTGTCAAAACCACCATCCATAATGTAAGAAGAACCCCAGTGGTTAATTACTGGAGCAGCAGTACAGCTGATTAGTGTCACAGAAGTGTAACCATTACCAGAGCTATGAGAAGTAGCTGAACCACCAGTGAAGTTTCTATTGTTACCACCAACGAATTGAGAGAATGTTGCACCACGAGTGCAACCAGTAAGGTTATTTCCTGATTTGCCAGTAAAGTTAATACATTCGTTTTGTATTAAAACAGTACCCCCAGTTGATGGGAAACGCGAAGCGTCAACTAAAGGAATAGTTGTTTGAGTATTGGTCATAGATTCAGATAATCTACCAATAACAGATTCGTTAATAGCCTGATAACGAACAGCACTGTTACCAGAACGCATATACGCTTCATCATTTACGTTGTTTTGTTTCATACGATGAGCAAGAATCATATTACCATCACCGCCACGGCACATAAAGTCAATGAAACCAGCACCGTACCATGAGAATGAAATTCCCATCATCTGCATTTTGTTAAGGTTAATGTTATAACCAGAAATACCTGTTCCATCTAACTTATCAATATTAAACTCTGTCTGCGAAACTCTTTGATCAATAACAGTTGCAATTTTAATACCAGAAGATGGATTAATACCACGATACTCTGGGTTGATAGTCAAGTTATTATCATTTGTGATAGTACCAACTTTATACGTCATACCACGAATAACAATATTATCACCAACTTTAAGTTGTTGTGTGAAACGGCAGCTAGTACCAACTACACTTTGAGATCCTGGAGTTACTGATACGAAACCAGATAACTGATAAGTAGAAGCTCTACGAACAACGGCTAACTCTCTACCATCATATTCCCAGAATAATCCGTTTTGATCATCAAACGCACCAACACGAACAGATGCTCCATGCCAATTTTTAACAGTTACACGTGGTAAGTTAGTGATAATTGCACTAGTAGAACCTAATGTGTTAGCAGCTGCGTATGTGAATGTGTTTTCATTCACGATAGAAGAAACACCATATGTTCCGTTGTATCCTTCAGTAACAACACCAGAAATTAAAACTGTCGCACCTACCTGTAAACAGTGGTCAGTTTCTGTTACTACAGTAACTGTAGATCCAGGAGTTGTTCCTGACGCAGAAATTTGGTCAAGGTTAAGAACTGGGTTGAATAAAACACCAGAAGTCCAAAGAACACCTTTACCAGATTGGTAACGCATATACTTCTTAGTCTGACGAGAGATAGAAGCACCATGAGACGGTAGAAATGGTCCAAGAGTAACACCACCATCGAATGGACGATGTAGGGCAAAGGCATCTGAACGAACAAACATATTTGATGCTAACCCAGTATTTGCAACTGCGCCACCAACTCGGGCAGTGAAAGTGAATGATGTTTGTGAAGGAACAGATTCTGCAAAGAAGTTTCCTGTGATTAAATTATGATTAGTTCCAGAAGAAGTTGCGATTGAAACTAAAGGTGCTCCAGGAACCAAGCCATGATTAGCAGTACATGTTACTGTGATTCTTGATGGGTTTGCTCCGTCAGAAACAATAGAACCGATCGGTAATGATGCGCCAGTATAGAAACCACCACGACGACCATAAGTAGAACCAGTGAAAATAGATTGCCCAGCTGTGCCAACAATACCCTTGGCGTAGTAAGTGAATGATGTTGTGTGCGGAACTGAGTTAATTACGAACGCACCTTCGGCACGAGCATAATTAGATGTGTTGCCGAGACCATAAAGAATAACTGGGTCGTTAACATTTAAATTGTGTGGAGCAGAACATGTTACTGTAATCAACGATGGAGTATTACCATCAGTTGTAATGTTAGTCAAGAATAAGTCAAGACCTGGACGCTCGTAGATACCTGGAATACCACGGATATCTGTGTAGTTTTGCCACTTAGTTGTTTGTAGACCGTATTCAAAGTCAGCGTCAATCAGCGACTGTGGATTTGATGTACGCATACGCTCAATAGCATCAACACCGAAAGCGTAAGGTCTAACAATATTACCAACCTGTTTTGGTGCATCAGTATAAACTGCAATCTTATCTGACGCCAACATTGTTGACGTATCTTTAGAGAATGTTACTGTTGTGCTGCCAGTCTGCTCTGAGAAGAATGATGAGTTATCGTTTGGATCATAAACAAGAGTTCCTGTTCTTGTTGGATCGCCGATAGCGTAAATGTTTTCTTGAGATGTTTTATTCGCGATAATTAATAATTGAGTTTCATCGCATTTTCCAGGAAACTTGATCGTTCCTTCACCAGCAATACCAGGTGTAAAAATGTATTTTTCAACTAATTGACGTGCCATATTATATCCTCTTTAGAATCCAAAAATAATAGAATAACCAATGTAATCTGCTTTGATAGATTGGTCGATGTTTGATAAAGAAACAATACCATCGATTCTCAATTGTCCCATATCGTAAACGAAATACGCTATATCAGTAACGAGACCCAAATCTTCAGATATACCAATAACCAAATCTGTCACAGATCCTAAATCGCTCATAGCCTGCGGAGCGAAAACCGCTGAAGCTACTGCAACATCATTATTAGCATTTACCCATTGGGTACCATTATATTTTAAAACTTGCTGAGCAGTTGGTGAGTTGATTGCAACATCAGAAAGCCCATCAAGCGTATTTGTATCTAGTGTTTTCCACTGAACACCAGTTCCAGTAGAAACTAAAAATTGTCCGTTTACACCTGTGCTGCCACCAGCATTTAAGGTGCCAGTTAGCGTTAAATTGTTTAGTGTTTTATTGGTAAGTGTTTGACTACCATTCAGTGATACTACTGTTACAACAGACTCTGTACCAAGGGTAGATTTTTTGAAGAATAGATTACCGTCGTATGTGTTTACTGCAAGTTCACCAAGAGACAAGTCTGTTGTTAGTGGAACTTTTCCTGCGACGGCAGAACGCTTAATTTTAATTGAATTAGACATTATAACCTATTCTATGTAGAAACAAATTACTCAGTATATACTGAGTGGTGGGATTTTCATCCCACCAATATATTTAGCTTAAATTAATAAGTGCCACCATCGATGTTGAAACCATCTAAGTTAGATGTATCAGCACCAGCTCCAGTCAAATTAGCAGCAAAAGTAGCGTTACCAGAAACAGATAGTGTAGAACTTAGAGTTGCTGCACCAGTTACTGATAATGTAGAACCTAAAGTAGCAGCACCAGTTACACCAAGAGTACTGTTCGCACTTAAAGTAGTGAAGGCACCACTTGAACGAGTAGTAGCACCGATAGGTGTATTATTAATAGTACCACCAACGATTGTTAAATCATTAGCAATATAAGCATCTTGAATTACATCAGCCTGCCAAGTACCAGTAGTGATAGTACCAAGAGTTGTAATAGAAGTTTGACCAACATAAGTTGATGCGATGTCAATACCATTGGCACTAACAGTGATACGGTTGGCAGTACCAACGATATCTAATACACCAGAATCATAGATTAAACCAGCACCAGCGATTGTAGATTTTAATTGTAAATTGTCAGAAACAATTTCAATACCACCAGAACCAGCTACGTTAACTTCTAAAGTATATCCGTTCTTAGATAAACCAGCACCAGCGATTAAAGTACCAGATGTTGAGAATAGAGTCCACTGGATTGGATCAGTACCGATAGTTAATGCACCATCAGAAACTACAACAAAACCAGTATCACTATTTACAGAACCTTGTTCAACGAATACGAAAGTTCCTGGATTTAATTCAGCTGGAGCATCTGCATCAGTAGAACGAGTCCAAGATCCAGAAGCAACAACGTAGATACCATTCTGCGCAGAGTTCGTTTGGTCTTTAACAAGAACACGATCGCCAACTGAAAGAGCAACACCATCAATGGTTTGGGTGTTGCTTAATGTTATGTTTGCTGTTGTAGCAGCTTTAACAGAGTTCTTAATATCAAGACCAGAACGAGCAGCATCAACGTAGTACTTGGTAGCTGCGTCAGAATCAGCTACTGGTTCTGATAAGTTAATTATTCTAGAAGAAGAAACATCAACACTACCATTACCATTTGGAGAAATGACGATATTACCATCTGTATTTGTAGAACTAATTGTATTACCATCAACTCTGATGTTGTCAACTTCTACTTCACTTAAACCAGTTATACCTGTAGTAGTGGAACCATTAGTTAATGTTGTATTACCAAGAGTGATCGTTTTAGTAGAAACTGCGCCACTTGTTACAGTGAAGTTATCTGTGTTGAACGAAGCAACACCTTTATTAGTGGTAGATGCATCTTCACCTGCAACTGTAATAACATTTCCAGAATGGGTTACATCAATACCTTCACCGCCGAGAATAGAAACACCATGTGAAGTAGGAGTTAGAGAACCAGAATCAGTTGTAAATGATTTAACTACTGTATCTTTTAGTTCAACTGCACCAGAAGTCACATTAAAGTCTGCAGTTTCAAAAGATGCAACACCTTTATTTGATGTTGATGCTAATTCAGCTGATATTGTTAGAGTATTAGCTGTAACTGCAGTATCAATACCTTCACCACCAACGATTGTTAGTGTTTCTGATAGTAATGAAATACCATCAGAACCAGTATCACCAATTAGTGATAGAGTTGTAGCTACGTCAACTTCACCAGCTGCAGATAAACGACCCTTAGTGTCTACAGTAAATGTAGGGATCTTTGTAGTAGAACCATAAGAACCAGCAGTAACACCAGTAGTCTTAAGTGCTAAAGTAGTAGTTCCTGTTACGTCATTGTAAGCAGGAGCAATTTCTGAGCTATCAACTAACTGACCGCCAGTTACGTCTTGAATGTATTCAGCTAATGATGTGTTACTATCTGTATACAAATTAGTAACGATAGTTTTACCAGTGCCATTTGGTGTAATTAAAATATTACCATTGGCGTTTGTTGAACTTAACTCATTACCATTTAAGTCTAAGTTATCAACTTTAAGATTATCTAATTTACTATTGGCGTCAACAAGTAAAGCTGAGTTTGCTGTTAATACACCTTTAGTGTGATCCAACATATCGGTGAAATATTTACCACCGATAACGATATGGTTCGCAGCATTACCAGCAGTTTCACTACCCATACCGATGTATAAGCGATCACCACCATTCGAACCATTATCTGTTAAGTTTGAGTAGGCTAACTCACCAGCACCAAGTGTACTTGGATTTCCGCTAACTGATGAACGCTTAATGCGAATTATAGATGCCATCTTGTGTCTCCGTTAAAATTCTCCGCCTTCCATGTTCTGGGCGTCTAAGTTTACAGACGCAGTCCATTTGGCAGTGTTATTCTTGTAAATTAAAATCGATCCGTTGGATAGTTGCTGTAAATCAACATCCAACATGTTTTCTATTGTGTTTGGTGCAACTGATGTTGGGCTAGCTGTTACAGTAGCTCCACTCTCAGTAGTATTACCATATGGGTCTGATACAGTTGCTATGATATCTGCCATATTAAATCTTAGTTATTTCTGGGTTAATCAAAACAATACCTTCTACGACTCTAGTTCTTTCTCCAGAAGGAGATGTTACTTCTAGGTCGTATAGATACTTACCTGCTGGGATTGCCCTAGATTGCTCAGAAGATAGTTCAACTCGAACTCTACCCTGAGTCGGATTACTTATAGAAGTAGTGAAGTTGTATGCAACTGTTGATTGATACGACTTTCTCATTTGAGAAGCTGCTGTATATCCAGTTAAGTCCATAGGTGTTCCGTCGGTATTCGCGACTGTTACATATGTTCTGTAAAAAGAACCCTGATCGACATAAAGATTTGTTACTGTAGCCACTTATTTCTCCCAATATACATACTTATTTATCTTATTTTGGAACGCTAAATATTGTTGTATAAATAATATACAAGCGAAAGCGATACTTTTTAACTTATGGAGATACTATGGAAAACATCCAAGCACCACAAAACGGAATTGTTCAAGAATCTGAACTTCCTGCTTTTGATTACACCCCAGTTACGCAAACTCATGAAAAAGTAATGTTTCCAACATTATTCAGAAGCTATACATTCTCTGATTGGAACAAAATTGCGCAAACATTAATGGATTTGTCAGATTCATCTAACGCTACAGAAGCAAATGCGTATGTTGATGTTATGAAACTAGACCATCCAGCTGTAAATAGACTAAAGGAAGTGATTTATGAAATTTGTGATAATCTTCCACTATTTTCTGGAGAAAACCAAAGACCTCCAATGATTATTGGTGCAAATACATTGTTCCAACAAAAGTTCGAGCATATCCCATTACACTGTTATGAGTTCACTCCATTAGTGTTCACATTTGTTGTTAATGCTAGTCAAAATAGTCCAGTGACATACTTCGCTGACACTCGTGGTGGTGTTCAAACAGTTGATAAAAATATCGTAAGCCAAAACCTTATTGGAACTGGTTACGGTATTAAAGGAAATATCGGAGAGATTTTTGTAACTCCTGGATATGTCCAAAGATATACAGAAACTAACTTAGACGATCAAACTTACGTAACTATCAATGTTATGGTAAGTTTCGCGAACTACTAAAAAGACTGTTGTTTCTTAAATAATAGACTGAATAGTCGTCTAATAAAAATAACCATGTAGGGTTGGGGTTTCCTAGATTGGAAACCCCTTTTGGTTTGTTCCAAGCATAATGGCTATCTCCACTCCACTCTTCAATTAACTCGCGCATAACCCAACGATGGGTTAATGGATTACCAACTTCTTTCGTGAATGGTTCTTTAGTTGTTATAACATAACGCTGAAAATCGTCAGTATTAAAGAAGTGATATTGGTTGTCTTGTTGCTTAGTGTTAATTCTTGTTGCAAATTCTGCAGTATACCAATCCAAATTAAAAATAAACCACCATCTTAGATCCCTCAAAGTTTCTATTGGCTTCGGACTTGCTTTAATACATGGCGTCAAAAACTCATGTAGCTCTGGATCTATGTACTTGGTGTAATCATCAAGTGGATCTGTTCCATTAAACTGATGATGGAAAAATGATATGTCAGTTTTTACTGTTTTATTTGTAGTAAAATTATCAGTCGGACCGAACAACTGATTACCGAAAAACCCAGTTACGAATATTTCATCTTCTGGACAGTCATCAAAATCTCTTCTTGATGATACCTTTATTTTATGGTGAACACCAGAAGGTAATATTACTTTATCAAACAAACTTCCAGATTCTAGTACAGAACTATAAGTTCCATACACTGTTATTTGTGATGGGTCGTTGCAGTAATGTAAAAATGCAAACAATACAAGAGTGCTATCAATACCACCACTCCAAACGACATTAATTCTTTTACCCAGCGAAAGAAGATGTTTAGTTCTTTCTTCTACACATTGTCTAAACGATTTATTGAATGTAGAGTCTACTGTAGGAATTTTCAGTAGATCTGGTTTAATTTTTAAATAATGAGGTGTGTTTCCAGTTCTATCATAGACAACATTCATATTCATTTTATGTTTATCATAAAAATCAAATAGTTGTTTATAATCTGGATTAAGAAACTCAGAGATTGATTCTGGGTTCTTGTCAATCACTTGTTTGGTGAAACCTACATTGTAAAATAATATGTTACTCATAATATCCTCAAATGAAAAAATGGGGAGCCGAAGCTCCCCAATATTTATCGCTCACAAATTAATGTAATTGAATCTTCTGAACCAATCCTGGAGTGAAGTAGTCAGCGAACTTCTCATACACAGAAGAAGTAACTTCCTTAAACTTCTGCTCTTCAGTAGCAGACATCTTAACAACTTCAACACCTTTAGCTGCACATTCAGCTAGGATGTTTGGAATATCAGCAACTGATTCACGACGCTCTTTACGAGCAGCATTGAATGCAGCAGTAGCCATAATTTCTTGAGTTTCTTGATCAAACTGCTTGAAGAAATCTTGGTTAACGATAATAGAAGTTAAGAACAAGCTATGTGCAGTATCATTAACTACAGCAAATGCTTCATTCTGTTGTAGTGGGAATACACGAACATAAGTAGATTCACCAGCTTCGATCTGACCAGCTTTAGCAGCTGCGTTCATTTCTTCTAGAGCGATGTGCTCTTTTGGTTCTGCGCCAAGTAGCTTGAATGTTTCAACAGCAACTGGTGAACGTGAGGTACGAACAGCTTTACCTTTCCATGCTTCTACAGTATCAGCACGGAAGTTAGCTGGAACTACGCGATAACCACCAGAATAAGTGAAAGACATAGCCTTGATATTTGACTGTTTAGAAACACCAGCCAACAATTCAGTACCGATTTCGCCTTCTAGAACTGCGTCAGCATGATCGTGATCACGGAACAAGAATGGTAGATCTAGAGCATGTAGATCTTTGTTATAGTCAGCTAGCCATGTTGTATAGATGTGACTCATTTCGATTGCACCAGTATCAACCAATGCCATCAAGTCGTCTTTAGTAATTTTCTTACCATCGTTATACTTTTCTGCATAGTCAGATAATGATAGAACTTCAATATTGAATTTTCCACCAGTTTGTTCGTTCACTTCTTTAGCGAATGCGTCAGCTACCTTTAAGAACAAACCAATCGGCTCATGGGCAATAACCCATTTTACGTGTTTTTGTTGCATTTTTAATCTCCTAGTTTCTTAGATATTTAACGTGTTCTGCAACACGTAGGTCTAGCTTCCATTCAAGTTCACCATAACTATTACTCACAGAAACGATTATTGGAAGACAATGTTTAATTATTTTCTCTTTATATTTATACACAAAGAGTTTTTCAGCCTCAGTTCCCTGAATTAAAAAATCGGGGATCTGTATGTTAACATTATTATTTTGAAATCCGTTCTCGTCAGATTTAACATAAAATATGTTAGAGATCGTGTTTCTATCAAGGTTTTTACCATACCTGGGAAACTTATTAACTTCCCAAATATAACAATCAAGAAATGCCATATTATTGTGGTACTGCTGGTACTGTAACGATAGGAATGTTAATTGGTTTTTTAACTTTCCAAGATTTCTGCTTTCCATTAGACTTGACGAAGTCAATATCAATTACTGGAATAGAAGTAACTCCTTCGAATCTAATTTTATCGCCATGAATTTCGGTTAAAATTAAACCATCTGTAAGGATGAAAAGAGAACTAGCTAACATACCCAAGTTATAATAGAATAAGTTTTCACATGCCTGAGTCCAATACTGATCCTCTAAGAACAAACACGCACCCTGACACAATTGAACAACTGGGCATGACGGACATTCCGCTCTAGTTGACCAGTGATATGAATTCGTCAATCGGACATTATCCATATCTTCGATATTACCAAGATTGTGTTTAGTTAAAGAAGAAGTGTTCTGACATGTAGTTACATTACCCTTCATATCGATGGCAAGATTATCTTCTTTATCCATACCACATTTTTGACCAATAACTTCAGCAGGTCTTTGATACACTAAAGACTCAAAGAAAGATTGAATCTTTTGATTAATCGTCCAACTAAACTGATTCTTAGATTGAATAGTTTCCCAGAATAGAGAATGTAAAATTTCTTTCTTTTCATCAGTAGTATGCAAAGAATGTGCCATACCAGAGTCGTCATAAGGTAACATCAGTTCTTCTGTCGTCACTTGAAGTTCCATCTGAGAAACTTCAGTATATTCATACCCAAAATCTTTACGATTTAATTTGTCTAAAATGAAATCACGAACTGCAGAGATTGACACGTTTTCTCTTGTCAATACGCAGTTAAAGGTAAATCTAGTCTGACCCATAGTTTTAAGAGCATAAACAACAGCATCTTTAGCCTTAGGCTCATCTAGTGGATCAGGTCCACGATTTTGTGCATGTAAAGGTCCATCATGAGACATACCGATTGAAAATCCCATACGGTTGAACCAGTCGACTTTATCGCGATCTAATAAAGATCCATTAGTGACCATCATAAATTGTGCGTTGGGATAAACTTTTCTAACCTTTTCAGCTAGAGGTTTTAATGTTTTCCAATAAACTAAAGGTTCACCACCCCAAAATTCTAGTCTAAATTTATCATAAGTGCCAAATGAGAAATTAGATTTCATCTTAGCAATCAATTCTTCAGCATCTTCTGGACCACCAACTGGGTCATGTGGTTGATGAGCTTGGTTACAATATGAACATGCATAATTACACTTAAGACCCATAGTTATCTTAAGAGTTGTAGGTTTTCTTGATTTTTTTCCGTGAAGATCTGGATTATGTGGATTAGTTACATTTGCAGGAGTCCAGACTTTAGCATCAATTTGATACTCCAAACCATTAGCGATATAGTTTAGCGATGGTCTTTCGCCAGTTTCTTCCCAATACATTTTTGATGTCATCGGGTCATATACTAAAACCTGTTTCACGTCATTTGATCCCTGTAAGATCATTTTATATGCAGCCATGTTATTCCTTTATAATAAATGAAAAATACCCTGTTCTATACAGGGTATTTAGTCTCTGTAAATAGTATTATTCTATATCAGCCCAAAGTTCTGAATATGAGTAGAAATCTCCACAAGATAATTTCAATTTAAAGAAATCTCCAGATTCTAAGTCCACATTAACTTTAATGACTTCGCTTCCAGAAAATCTAGTAAATTCTCCTCTTGGGTTAACTCCTCTATAAGAAGTAGGTTCACCTGGTTTTAGTCCAGAAATAACACGTGATTTAGAAGCAACTCCATTAACACATGAAACATCAAACTGACATGGAATTGTTGTGTTGTGATTAAGTCTAAGGAAAAACACTACAACTTTATATGAGCTAGCCTTAGGTAATGTAGTTCTATACTGATTACCACCTCTAGATCTTACTGCATCACCTTCACGAGCAGCTACAGCAACTTGTGGGTAAGGACATGGGACTGGTACAATGGTTGATAACAAATTATCATCTGCATCAAACACTTCATAAAAAACTGCAGTATTGATATTATCAAACAAATAAGAAATCTTTTCTGCTTGTGTCATTTCTTCTACGTCAGAATTTGTAATAACAGTGTCAGAAATTTGTCCTGGATTATCAGCCACGTGGAACTGTAGCGTTGAAAGGGAAAACCCTTCAGCTTGTTTATAGAAAGAATCTACAGTGAATAGTGGAAGTAAAGTATCGCTAGAATAACGCTCTTTAATTTTTCTCCACATTACACGATGGAATAATGAACCAGTAGCGATAGTTGATGTGTACGCATAAACGTCTAAAGGAGCTACAATTTTCTCACTCTGAACATCAAAGTCTACCTGCCATGCCATATTTTCTTTAGTTTGAACAAAGTCTGCTTTAGTGAAAGACTTTTCATCAACAATCTGATAAGAAAATTCAACTTCTTCGTCTCTAGTTAACTCAGGGCGAATAATTTTTTCTACTTTAACATTAATGGTTTCGTTTGTAGAATCATATCCCATAGTAGCTCTATAATTAGAGTTAACACCAATAGGGCTATCTTCAATATCGTCAAAGCCAGTAATTTTTGTTTTAATTAACTTATACATTTAATTTATTCCTTAGCAGTTACAGTTACATGCACAGTTACAGTTACATGCACAGTTACAGTTGCAATTAACACGTAAATACTTGAAATGTCCCATTGATTGTTCTTGTGAGTCGTGACGGAGACCATCATTGTATGCAGTATTGCGGAATACGTTTAAACGCCAATCAGTAACGTGTACGTTTAATGCTAAGTCAGCAGCGTCGCAGTTACCACAGTTACAGTTACATGCTGAGTTACATGCGTTACATGCACAGTTCCATCCGCAGTTACCATTACTGTCGTTTACACCACGATTTCCAGTATCACCCTGCCATCCCCAGAACACACCATTAAGGTCTGCTCCAGACGAAATTTTAAATCCAGTTGCGCTTACAGGCATATTATTTCTCCAAGTTCTCTACGCGAGTAGTTAATTCTTTAATAGTTTTTTGTTGTTCTTTAATAGCTTCGATCAATAAACCAACAATGTTAGCATAAGAAACTGTCTTATATTCACCAGATTCACCAACAACCTCTGGAATAACAGCCTCAACTTCTTGTGCAATAAGACCAATTTCTGGTTTACCGTTTCTTGTATATGAAACACCACGAAGTCTATTTACAACTTCTACAGCATTATTTAGCGTTTGAACATTCTCTTTTAATCTTGCATCAGAAGTAGTTTGGTAAGAGGTAGCCACCACATTAACAAATGTATTTGTAGTTCCAGCAAATGTATTATTAGAAGCTAGACGAGGAATATTTGCGCCAACAGATAAAGCTGGAGAACCAGCAACACCATCACCATTTACTACATCGATGTCGCCGATAACACCAGTAATTTCTCTTGAAACGATGTTACCGCTGGAAACTCTAACAATAATACCATTGGTAGATAAACCAGAGAATCCAGACAAGTCAGCGTCGAATGGTTGAACATCTGTACCGATAACTAAACCAAGAGTAGATCTGGCAGTTGATGCGTTAGCGTCATCCAATAGAGTTCTGGCAAAGGCAGTTAGCGTAGTTGCTGCAGCTGCAGTAGAACTTGTAAAATATGGAATAGAGTCTGCTGTCAGTGTTACAGCAGAAATAGCTTGCAACGAATCATCATAAGCCTGAATATCAGACCCGATCGCCAAGCCAAGATTCGCTCTAGCGTTCGATGCGTTTGTTGCACCAGTACCACCAACAGAAACTGGAATAGAACCACCATTGATAGTGATACTTCCAACTGATAAATTTCCAGAAAACGTACCAGAAGTTCCAGCTAAAGCACCAACCAAAGTCAATGCATTTAGGGTTGCGTTACCAGAAGAATCACGAGCTACGATAGAGCTCTTATCTGTCGGTACAGGAAGTGTTGATAATGCTGATAGACCATCTAGTAAGTCTGAATCTAAACCAGAACCAGACCCATCAACTGTTTTAAGTTTTGTGAGAATGTCAGCAGCGTTATAGTCTGTAGCTGTTAGCTTAGTTGATAATTCATTGTTTAGATTCGTGAAGTTGGCATCAACCTCAGCGTTTGTAAGAGGAGACCCCTTGACTTGTCGGAGAACGAGTGTCGCCATTATTTTCCCTTATTCTTAGCGATCTTTTAGTAACACAGTAAGCATCTGCTTAATGTCAGAAAGCTCTGATTTAATATTATTTATTTCTTCTGCTTGAGTCTTTATAATATTTTCTTTTTGTTCTGCAGCCTTACGTTGGTTCATATATTGAACATAATCAACCATACTAGTATTTATGATGGCATTGGAAGAGGTATCTCTAACCAAGCCATCATGACCCTGAACTTTAAGAAAATTTTCCATTACGCACAAGCAATAATTCGTAAATCTTTGATTCTAGGAATTGCAGAACTATTTGTAGACTTCATAACAACCTTAACCTGAATCGTATCGAATGGGTTTAGGTTAGTTAAAGAATAGTCAACATCGTAGAATGTTTCATTTCCATTCTCTACCTTAACGGCAGGGACAACTGGAGTTGCTAAAGTATATTTAGTCTTATCCAGTGTTCCAGTAGAACCAAGAGAAGTTTTATAATAAACATCAACGTCTGCTCCAGAAGGAACATTAGCTGCAAAACGGATCTTCACGAATGTTGATGGAAGAGCCAATTTAACTGCATTTGTTACATACTTAGAAGCAGTCGAAGAACCAATCGGTGCAATTTCATCTGTGAACAAGTTTACAGTTGATACTGTAGTTCCAGTAACAGCTGCTTCGCTGGTGAATGTTACACCAGATACAGTTATAGTTCCTGTTGTTCCATCATCAGTCAAATCAGTTACTAAGAATTGTCCGTTATTACCAGAAGTTGTTGCAGACTCAATCTTAACGTATTGACCGATACCAATTGTAGAAATTAAGTTTCTTACAGTAGTATTAGTTGATGTAATTGTAGAACCAGAGAAGCTAAACGCTCCAGTCGCACCAGTAAACAGTGTTGTGTAATCTACTGGAGTTACGTCCACGTTAGCGTGTGTAGGAGAGTTAATTCTATTAGAAATAGCAACTAGCGACATTCTTTGTGTATCTAAAACTGGAGACAAAGAGTCATTAGTTGAAGATAGGTTAACTGCGAATGTAACAGACTTGTTACCACCAAGAGAATTATTTTCGTTCACTTCAGAAGCAACCAAACGAGGGCTGTAGAAGTAATTATTTTCATTGGCCAAGCAATCACCGAAACTCACATCCTGAATGTAGGCAGTTTGAGTTCCATCAACAGACGCACCAGAAGTTGTTTTAACTGAGTAGTTTACAGATGTCTCAGAGAAACTTTGAACCTGAGCGATTGGATAAACAGCATCATATTGAACCTGACCAGTTGCACGGATAGTTGAACCACCAGCATAACCAGTTGCTGTTGCAGCTGTAGTAACTGTTATCGTATAAGAATCTAGATCTACGTTAGCAACAGTATGTGTTGCGTTTAGCTGAGCAGAAGGAATTCCGTTTAGAGTTCCAGTTGCGCCAGAGATAATAACTTTAGAACCAGCTACCAAGCCATGGTTATCATGCCATACACGAACGATTGTAGAACCAGTAGTAGTCTGGAATGGATCAGCCACTAAAGACTTATATGGTAGAACATCGTTTACGAACTGAACTGTTCCAACAGCTGAAGTATCAAACTTAGCACGATGGATAGTAAACTTCAAGTCTTGTGTTTGATCAGTTGTCCAAGTAGAAGCATTCTGAGACTTGAATAAAGAACCTGCATACGGTTGCTCAGAAATAGTTCTAGATGTTCCTGGAACAGCATCACCTACCTGAGAAATCCAGCACTTGTATTTGTTAGAGTCAGATTGCAAGACGATACAATATTCACCAGCGTCCTGAACATAAACTGGAGAAGTGAATCTAAATTGTGTAGGTGTGTCATACTTAGGAGTAGCAACACCATCTAGATCTACTGTAGTTGTAGACAAGTTAATCTGTTCTGGGTTAAGAGTTACACGTGAGAATGGTAGAACACGCTTACCTGGATATCCATTAACAACTTCACGAATCTCTAAAGTCACAGGAATTTGTGAATCTTTAGAAGCGAAGAAAATGTCAACAGCTGTCAAGAATGCGCCACCCTTATTCTCAACCAAGAATGTTTGAGCAAGAGGGTCATACCAACCAGTATCAGAAATAACACGCTGAGAAGTTTCAATGATAGTTTGAGAATCTTGAACAACTTCTTGAGCAATTTCTGCGTTACGAACTGCGTTAACCAATGACTGGCGAGTTTCAATAATACCCTCAGCTCTATAGTTTGAGCGACCACGAGAAGTGTAATCACCAGTTGCAACTGAGTTGTCGATTAACTTGAACTCACGAGAACCAGTACGGAAACGAACCGCATCAGTGTTAGGAATGTTGAATAGTAAGTTAATGTTACCATTCTTATTTGATGTTAAAGTTCCACCAACTGTTGCTAATGACACAGAGTTGATTGTCGCAGTTGAGTTAGTGATAGAACCAGTAATCTGTTCGTTAGTTTGGAATGTTCCAATAATGTTAACGACCAATAACGCTTTAGCACCAGTATCTGGGTCTAGTTCTGTTCCAACAACAACCGCTGTAGCTCCAGAAGTAACACCAGTGATAACATCACCTCTGTTCAAACATACTTGTGAATCACCAGCGATTCTACGAGCAGTTTCTGATGCAGTACCACCAACATTACTTTCAAAGTCGAACGCTTGAGTTCCAGTGTAAGTAATCTTAGATGCTGGAGTGCAGTAAGAAGAAACATCGATATTATCGAAGTATGGATAGAAACGAGTTTGTGGTTTTAGACCACGAACCTGAACTAATACATTTCTTGAACGAATGTAAGGAATAACTGCAGTAGATAAAACACGATCAGCAACTACTTGCTTATCAACTTTAGCTACAACAGAACTTCTAACACCAGTTCTTGATTGACCAATTTCAGTTGCGAAGAACTCAGCTGTAACCTGACGAGCTGGACCATTACCGAAACGTGAAACGATTTCGCTACGAGAAAGACCTCTAACTCCTTGAGATACAGGAACTCCAGACCACTGAGTCTGCCATGAGTTCCAAACAGTTCCAAGAACACCAGCTTTTTCAGCAAGTGTAGCGATTGTTGAGAAGTTACCTTCAATATTATTCACAATATCTGGGCGACGATCAACCTCGAACCACTCATCGGCAGCTGGGTTCATCTTAACGTCACCGATAAAAGTGAAGATAGCGAATGGGTTAATGTTTTCTAAACGAGAAGCAAATTCTTGTTTAACTAAAACAACATCTTCAAGAATTGGTAATGTTACAACATCACCATATTGAGCGTAGTTGCTGGCTTCTCTTTGTGTGTCGTTCGAGTTCTTCTCGATTAAGTTTACGTTGGTCATTGTGAAGAATGGACGTAGTTCGCCTTTCTCCATATCAACTGAACACTTATAGTCTGGTGATGATACATTACCAACACCATGGCCAGAGAAGTTATCAACAATGAAACCATTCTTCAAACGATCTAAACCAGTTGAATCAGAAATCTTCAATGACTGAGTTTCTTGCTCCAACAATGATAATGAAGTGTAGTATTCCAAGTTATCGATACGCTTTTCTAGCTTACCGATATCACGCATTGTGTAGCGTTTATTGTCTACTTTAGAAATAGTTACGTTCTCTGAAGAAGTGCCGAATGTGTATGGCTCAAGTGTTAACTTGTAAAGAACCATGCCAGTAGCTGGATCTTCTGGCTCTCCAGGAGTTAAAGAAGATGTTCCAGAAATACTAAAGAAGTTACCATTGATATCAACAGCAACTTTTTCTTTTCTTGATAGGTAGTAAGTGAAGTCTGTTCTAACATCGGCACCACGCTTAGGTACTAATACTGCAGAACCAGATCCAGTGAATGTTGTTCCTGCATCATCAATTCGTGGACGGAAGTCTAATGAATCGCGCAACTCAGCTGGGATATCATTGTAAGAAACTTCAGATGGGTATGAGTTAACAGAGCAGTAGTCACCAGTAGAGTGTGTGAAGTATTCGAACACAACTTCGATTGGTGCTGATGGTGGGACGAATGTATCTTTTAGGTTAATTTTACCTAGATCGTAATAAGTGGCACGTTGACCATTATCGAAACTATAACGATCTGAAATATCAATGTCATAAGTAGAACCTGGACTTGCGAATGTTCCAGACTTCATTTTAATAGAAACAATTCTCCACGCGTCAGACTTACCTAGAGACAAAGTAGTTGCTGTTGCAGTAGCCTGAGTAGTAAATGTTACTGTTGCACTGTTAAGAGTTTTAGTTTTTTCAGTATTTGTAGAACCAGTTTTATTAACAGCACCGATAACTACGAATGGTCTTGATGCATAAGCTCCTGGGATCGTAAATGTAACAGAAGCACCAGATGGAACAATGGCAGATGGTAACACAACATCACCAGTAGTATTGTCAATCAAAATGTAGTTACCAGAAACAGCACCTGATGCCATAGAACCAGATGATGTTGATACTGTTAATGTGCAGTTACCGCCAGATAAGGAAGAAGTTGTTCCTGTGAATCTTTCGTAAACTGTATAAGAAGTATCATTAGTTCCAAGAGAACTTCTTAAAGAACGAATAGCATAGTATGGCAATGAGAATACTAAACTATCTTTATCAGACTCGATCAATCTAGTTTCAACTAAGCTATATGTAGCACCAGTTGTAGTTAAAGAAGCATCAATCGTTAATGATGTTTGAGAAGCGATAGCAGTAACACGATATAATCCACCAGCAACAGAGATATAATCGCCAACGATTAAATCTGTTTGGAATGAAGTTCCAGTACCAGTTACTGTAGTTCCCGCAGCAGTTACTGATCCAATTAACTGAGTTGTTATTGGATTAACGTCTGCAGTAAAACTTGTAGCTGCAGAACCACCATTAAAGAATACAGATTTAACATGGCGATCGAAAGTGTAACCAGAGTTTAATTTAACATCAAATAGAGAAACTTTCCACACTGCTGAAGCTGAACCGATAGTTCCGTTATCCCATTCGATAAAACGAACACGGGCAGTACCAATTTTAGTACCAACAGCAGTTCCACGACCAGCTGATCCAGTAACTCTATTGTATAGATCTACTGTGTCAAATGTATTGATTGGAGGTAGATTATTAAGGTTAGTTGCGTAGATAAAGTTACCGACTGTTGCAGTAACGAACGCATTATCAGCCTGAACATAATCGCGTGCTTTATTTACAGCAACATATTCTGTAGAAATCTTTTCAATTTCGTAACCACGAACATATGCTTTTCCTGGCTCCAAACCAATAGCTAATTTGTTGACATCGCCTGTTCTGAAGATACCACGATTATAAACTGGGTTCTCGTTATATTCCCAGTTAATACCAGTAGAACCTGGACCATCGTATGCAGTGCCAGAAGTATGTGTCGGTGCAATTGAAACAGATGTTCCATTATTTTTAGCTACGTATGTTTTACCAGCATTAGTAACTACGTCGCCCAATAGGAATGATGTAGTGCCAGTCCATGCGCCACGATCATTATTACGATGTTCACGAACATCGATTGCAAACTCACGAACAGTGTAATCACCAGATTCGTCGTAAGTTCTGCGTGCTAAAGTCTTTTCTAATTCAGCATATTCTGTCTTAGAAACTTGTTTCTGATTAACACCTTCGTTAACACGAAGAAGTTCAATAAAGTCTTTATCTTCAACTGAAGTTAAAGGTAACTTAGCCAATGTTAAATCAATGAAATAACGATGAGCACCTGGAGCAGCAAAGTTATAACTGTTTTGAGCATTGTCTAATAAGCTATCTTCATCCTCTGGAGTTATAACTGTTTCTTGAACAGCCAAACCAACACGATATGATGGTGTGTCAGAATATTTTTCTAAAATTAAAGAATGAGTATCAACTAAAACGAAGTGTCCGTTAACGTAGTAAACACCACGTTGAATTGTTACAATTGAACCGACACCAGTCGGAGTTGTTTCTAATGGAGATACTTGAACAGAATATACTGAATCTTCTGTTGTGATAACTTCATCAGGAGCAAATGTTTTTGTTGTTGTATTTGTACCAGAGTTCTTATAACGAACGTAAATTGTTGTTGGTTCTGTAGTTTCTTGGCTTTGAGTTTTAATAACTTCTGCCTTTAGACCGCTACTGCCAACAAGGATCTTACCTTCTAAGTTGGATAAGAATGTTTCTACCGCAACACCAGCATATAATGGGTTTAGCTTAACATACTGTGCTTTATTATCGATAGAGATCTGTCCTGGGATAACCATTGCACCTTGTTTGAATACGTGGTCACCATGACGGGAAATTTGTTTCTGTAAAATAGTTTGCATCTGAGTAAGCTCTCGGGCTTGCACAGCGAAACTTGGACGGAATAGAATACGGTAAAATTTCTGATTCTCGTCGTAATCGTCATTATACGGTTCTGTATTGAAATCGATCATTCTTTGCTCTTATCTATAAGTTGATTACTACTATATTTATTAGAACTTAATAACAGTTCGTAGTGTAACTGTTTGGTCTTGTGTCGGTGTAAACGCTTGCTTATTATCAATAAACAATAAATCTCCAGAATATTTATCAGCTGTTGGAGCAGTTACACCAGCGATACCAAATGTTTGCGCACTTTCATTTACCATAACCCCACCAATCGTAGGGGCTGCGTTATCCAATGATTGCAGTAACGCAGAGTTAGCTGTCAAATTAACAATTCTGAATCTTGCATTATTTGAAGCTAAACGAATAATCATGTCTTGTTCAAAATTACTTGTGTTAATACTTCCTGTAACAACCCAACATGCAGATCCAATAGCTGAATCTAATTTATATGTTGTTCCATATTTTCTTGGGTTTTTAATAATACCAACCTGACGAAAGTCGTTGTTTACGTCGAATCCTTGGTTTTTATCTTTAGAGACGTTAGTGTAAAACATCAATGTTCTGCAATATAAACCATTGATAGAATCTTTACCATGACCACCATAAACAGTAATGATAGCACGAGCCTTAGCTCCGTATCCGTTACCAGTTATAGTTACTCTTGCCCAACGATATCCAGTACCATAATTAATTACTCTAATTTTAACAATCTTACCGCCCTCAATGACAGCCTCAGCTGCTGCGCCATTACCATCACCCTCGATAGTTACAGTTGCTGCTGCGTATCCGAAACCACCAGAAGTAACTTTATATGACATAATTCTACCATCTGGTGTCAACAATTCAGTGTTGGCTTGTAGAGTATTGATGTCGCCAGGAGATAAGTCTGCCTGTAGTTCTGCGCCAATACCATCACCAGTAACTGAGATATTAGCATACGTATAACCAACACCTGGATCATCAATCTGAACACCAACTATTTGACCATCTTGAATTCTTGGTATTAACTTAGCTTCAGATTTAACACCAGAGAAATAACATGCTGCGCCAGAACCACCAGAAACTGGTTGAATTAAAACGTCTGGTAAAGCAGAGTATCCATAACCATAACGTAATACTGCAACACCAGAAGCAGTTTCTCCTGCATAAGTCAATTCTGCAGTACCATTAAGAACTGCACCAGAAGTATGTGTCGGTGGGGTTGAACTTGTAGTTCCTGCAACAGTAACAGTATATAATCTATTTGATTGGAAAATTTGCTGGCCAACTGTATATGTAGTTGTTGCTGCCCACGGGTTTCCGAAAACTACAGTTGGCACAGAAGTAAAATCATCACCAAAGTTTGAAATTACAACATGAGAAACTGAAGTTCCGATCATAACCGCAGTTGCAACTACACCAGATCCAGACCCACCAGAGAAAGTTACCGCAGGTGCTGATGTATAACCAGAACCACCATTGGTCATATTAACTTCTCTTACGCCACCAATTAAGTTTACTGCAGTAACAACACCACCAGTAACAATAGCTTCAGCTCTAGCAGTTGCACCAATGAACTTTAACGCAGCAGTTCCGTTAGCAACGATACCCATTCTGTGAGTAGGTGCAGGTGTGTCTAAAACACCTGGTAATGTCACTTCGTAAATGTTACCATTGTGATTAACTTTTTGACCGAGAAGAACTGTAGTTCCATCAATCCACGCATTTGATGAGATCGGTGGATCTATTTCAACAGTTGCACCGCCAGTATAAGAACTGCCACCAGAAGTAATTGTAGTTCCTGTTATGAATAGAGGATCACTTTCTCTATTACCATCTCCCTGCAAAGTTATCGCAGCAGAAGTATAATTTTGTCCACCACTTAAAATTTGAACAGTTTCGATACCACCATTAGAGTAGAACTGTCCACGAAGAGCAGTAACTACTGGCATATACACGTCTGTTAAAAACTTATTACGTAATGCGATTGGAATACTATACAAATATTTCCACATATATCCATCTGGCATAATAACTGGATCGACAGTAGTACCTACTGGTTTATATGTAGATTCTGCACCTAAGTTATTATCTAGACATTTATACACGTTGTATTCGTCTGTCATAACATAGAAGTTTGCGTCTTCCATTCTTTGAACACCAGATGGTGTTTTTGATATAACAGCCTGAGCTAAAGCACCTTCGCCACCACCACCAGTTAATGCGACAGTTGGTGCTGATGTATAACCACGACCAGCATTCGTTATTGTTATATCAATAACAACACCTTCTACGATAGAAGCAACTGCTGTGGCACCAGTACCACCACCGCCAGTGATTGTCACTGTAGGAGGATCGGCATAACCAAATCCACCAGAAATTAAATTGATACCGTCAAGTTCATCATCATAATTATCATCATACATATCATACACAGTTCCAGAAACCCAATCAACACGATTAACAATAAACGCTACGTCGGTGGATTTAATTTCTTTCATAGTAATAATTTCATTACGAGTTTGCAACTCATAGTCGAAACTATCAATAGGAAATGGTGGAGTAACTTCGTTTGACCACTCTAAAGTTTTACCTAAAAAGTAGTAATAACGAGAAGAACGTGTCTGAATCTCATTGAACAACCCCTCAGCAATGGAGTTGTGCAATGATGATTTTAATAGCGATGAATTTGCCATTGTATCTCTTTACGGAAAAATTAGCTTACTGTAACAACCCAAGTAATAGCGATAGAGTCACCAGCTGCTTTGTTAACAACTGGGAATGTAGTACGGCAAAGCATAGTACCTAAAGATCCAGCATTAAATACGCCAGCTTCAGTAATAGCACCAGTACCAGTACCAGCTGGGAATGTAGCAGTATAAGTTACAGTGTTGTTTGAAGATGTGCCAGAAGCTAAAGTTACACGACCAGCTTCAGTACCTAGAGTTGTATCACCAGCTGCTGGAGTTGCAGTGCCAGTACCAATAGCCATATGAGACATAATGTTGGAAGCAGTTCCAACGATACGTGAAGCGATGTAGTTTTTACCAACTGTAACAACTAAGTTTGGAACATGGAGAGTCTTCTTAACTTGTCCATTTTCACCACGAACGACGATAGATAATTCGCCTTTCATCTTTAGATTTTCATTTAAATCCATGAGTATCTCCTATTAAAAATTGATTGGTTCGCCGACGTATTGTTCTAAGAACCAACCAGCGTCAGCATAAGGGTTTATAATCATAAAACCGCCAGCATCGACAGGTATAGTCTCGTCAACACCAGAAATTGCAGGGTCAATATATTTAGTCACAGTTAGGTAAGGCGTCTCTATAACAACAGGAATATCTTCTAGTAACTTACCGAAATCTCTCTTAAATGCCCCATTACCATTGTCAGACATTAATTGAATATCTGTCAATAATTTACCGAAATCTTTCTGTTGAATACCATCATCACCCAACAGAACTGCTTCGCCATTACCGTTTAATAATTTACCGAAATCTCTTCTTGAAATTTCGTCTGAGTATGATGTAGTATCTGCTAAAGGTTTATGCAAGCCTTTAGTCGAAATAAAATCATTAGATAAAGAAACACTATGTTCAAAGCCTTTAGTCAAGAAAATCTCTGAAATAGAGTCTTCGATAAACTGTTCTTCTTGCTCAGTAACAGCAAGAATTTTAATCATTGATTCTAATTCTAATCCGATATCAAACTCGTTACGAATATCATATTCACCAAATACAGCCATACCAGCTGGGTGAACTAATGCTTTCACTAATGACTTATAAGAATCTAGAAGCTCGTCAATCTTAAGTACATATGAGAATGCCTGATAGTAACGACTATCTTGAATAAAAATAGCGTCATTCAAGAAACCATCATTATTGATGTAATAACCTGGATATTTACCAAGAGGTCCAAGAGAAACTTTAATTACTGCTGGTTCAAATGGACTTTCAATAGCTGCTTCTTGATTACCGAATTCTCTTAAAACTTCACCAGCATATGTTCCATCAATAGCAGTTAAAGCGTAGTCTGCTCTGTTTAATGTTCCTGATTCAGAAAAACCATCAGTGGTTTCACTAATAGAAATATTACCACCAATGACTTGTAATGTAGTTCCACCAGTACCTGTTGACGATTGTCCCAAGTCAGCATAAATTGTTGATGTGAAATCTGTAGAATAACCAGTTCCGAACTTAATAAACTCAGCTGATAATATACCACCCTCAGAACTAGCCTTAGTGACTTTCATAATAGAACCATATCCTCTACCATTTCTGATAGGATATAGTTGTCCAACTCTAAATCCAGTTCCAGCCTGCAATATATCTAATTTTGCTGTTGTCGCTAATATTTCTGCAGTGAAATAAATGTCATCTGTTTGATAACGAAGTCTGTCGCCGATAGAAATGTCACCGAAGAATCTACGGTCAATATAAAACTCATAGATATCTGGAGCGATTTCAACTACACGCTCAACTTCAATTTCAACATATTGACGTCTGTCAATTAAAACACGAATGATTCTGTTTGGTGTGATTACGTCAATTAGTTTACCAACAACCTCGTCTGGGTGGCCAGTTAAAACTTTACATATAATAGAAACGTCTTGATTCCACTTACCATCAGAAGCACGGAGCATCTGTTTAGATGGATACTCAACAGTAACATCTTTATTAAATAACAATCTGAACAGCAGCTTAAATGATTCTTCTGAACCCTTGGCTAAGTAATGTTCTTTAATGTGTTGTAATAAAAATCTTTCAGAAACAACAGTGGTTGGTAGATTTACTGCCAACTCATTTTTAAAATGTTTAATAAAAGATTCTAGAGTTGTATCTAAATCTCTTAGTGTTTTGATATCTGGAGTTTCTCCGTCCAGATAATCATAATACGCTTTTAAAAATTGGACGAACGTCTGATGATCTTCTCTAACGAACTCAGGTAACTGACTCGCTACAAGTGAAGAAATTCTTGGTCTAGTTATCATGTTCTACTTGGAGAGAATGTGTAATTGTAACCACCACGTAAATCACCATTAGCTGACTTATCTGCAATCGCTGTCACTGTTAAGTGATCTCTTGCGATTTGCGCAATTTGAGTTAATGCTGAAACAACATCATTAGAACTTGGTTTGATAGATACTTCAAAATCAATGTCAGCCAAAGCAACAATATGTAAATTTCTAATATCTAAAATACCTTTATCGTAGTAAACAAATCCAATAGATTCATCAACAATAATCTTTGTGGCATTAGTTCCATACTTAAATAAACGAAGGTTACCAACACCATCGTCATCGATATAATGTATATCGTCAGATCCAGCAATATAGAATCCAGTTGTAGTAACAGCACCCTCTGGTAAACCCGCAGTATAAATTGGGTTAATAATGTTCAATAGATACTGGGCTGAGACGTTATATCTTGGTTGTAATTTTCTTCTGATAGTTACTGTTGTAATATTATTTAGGATGCCCTGCTCACACTCGTCAATTAAGCGAGATAGTTTAGAGAATCTGAATACACCATCAAAGTTCTGTAGGTCTGAATCATCATAATCAAATATTGTATTTGTTACGATAGTTTCAATCTCAGCAGCAGTTCTCGTAGTTTCTCTTTCGTTGAAATATACTTTAACATCCAAAGAGATATTGATAAACTCAGGATCTACGATTTCTGGTATAACAGAAACTACGTTTTTATTTGCCAATATTGTTGAGTTTAAATTGGCTTTTTGTAACTGAGTCAATTTGCTTGCATCGCGTGGCTTAATACACACGAAAATTTTACCATAAACAGGTGGATTATTATCTTCGCCACCCCAAACAGAAACTGCTTTAGCTTCTGGCATAGCTGAGTAGATAATCGCCTTATAATCTTCTGGAGTTACTGCTCGGTTTTGGGCAGCATAAGTTCTTGGTGCGTTAAATCTGATACTTTCAATATCTTCAGCGGAAGAACCACTCTGAGCAATACTCAAGCATGTGATATTAACAGTTGAATTGCTTAATAGAGTTGGACCAGTGTACGTAAACAAACGTGCACCATTTGGCGCATCTAAACTTGATGTGAAATAATCGATGTGGATAACATTACCATTTGATAATTGTCTACCGATAATCCCATCACCGAATGTTAATTCGTAAAGACCATCGTCGATTTCTTTAACGAAATATACTTTAGTATCTTTATCAGCTGTAGTTATAGAAGAAGAACTAATGTATGTTTCATATATAGATGAAGACGCAGATTCTTGAACTTTAACACGTAATGTTGTCAAATCAACATCAGCGTTAGGAATTACGTATCTTGCACCAGAAGCAACTGTATACTTAAATGATAGTGGTGTTCCCTCAACTACTTTAACATTATCGAATGTGTATGATGTTCCAGAACCAGAAATAGTATAAGATTCTGTAGTGTGGAACGTATAAGAAGTTCCATCAACGATAGTGTTGAATGTAGAATATGCTGGTAGTGTTAAACTGCTTGGTCCTAAAACCCCATTATTTACAGTTATGCGTAGAGACGCTTCTGAACACTTAGCCGATCTTGGAACATAACCAAGCATCTTAGCCAGAGAAACTACACTGTTTCTTTTGCTGGCAGAGTCAAGGAACATCTCATTTATTGTTAGGTTATTATAAAGAGCATTGTAGTGTGTATTATATGCTAACACATCTAACAAAATAGATAAACCAGATCCCTCAAAATCGTAATCTTGAAATTCTGTTTGTCCTTGTAAAAACGTCTTTAGATTAGCCTTGATTTTATCAAAATCTAATTCGGTTACATTGATCTTTTTATTTGCCATTATCGGGTTCTCTCTAATACTAGGTCAAGAGTTAAAGGACTCTCGGTATTAACTATTTTAAATTCTATTGTCACATACAGTGAATTTGTATCTGGACTTAACTGAACATTAACATCTATTAACTGAACACGTGGTTCGAAGTTAGTCACAACATCAACTATTGCTCGTTGAATCAAGTTCTCTAGCATAGGTGTAGCTGGCTCGAACAATAAACGCTTTATTGGAGAACCAATTTCACTATGAAATGGTCTCTCATAGTTTGATGTTAAAATTAGGTTTTTTAGACTGGTCTTAATCGCATTCTCGTCATATCTACGAGTAATGTCCTTAGTCACTGGGTGAGCAGTGAAATTGAGGTCTAAATCAGAGAATATTCTTGTATTACGTGCCATTTTATTATTTAGCTTTATTGTAGAAAGGAATTGTGAGAACCTTGGGCACATGCGTCCCCACAGGAAATATCATCGCCAATCCTTGCTACTGGTTTACCTTCTATAAAAGACTTCGAAGAACCGCTACTAATGTATCTGGTAACCTGCTGGTGGGTGGTATTACCACAGGCATGGGCAGAAAATTGGCTGGCTTCGTCTTGAAGACCTACTAAAATACCATTGATATAACTTTTGGTCGCAGCTGTAGTCACCAAATTTGTTGGTGGGAAACAACCATGTCCAGTTGACGTATCTCCAAGTCTAACTACTGCTGGCATCTGTCGACCTCACGTATGCTTGTAGAGTATTTTTTCCAGGTGTCCAATCATTTTGAACTGTTATTGTGTAAACCTGAGAGTCTACAACAGTGTCTTCATCCATAGCGTTTGCTGTATAGTTAAAGATTTTAGTTCTTGATCTGTCGGCACCATACTTAACCATCTCATATAGATTAACAACCTTACCAAACTTATCTGTTGTTACAAGTTGTTTACCCTGATTCAAATATTGTATGTTATTATTAAAGCTATCTGTGTAATAACCAGAGATAGTATTACCAGAAACTAAAACTGTATCAACACTCTCTTCAGCTGTAATTATAACTGGATGTGATATAGTTTCCATAGTCATTTCGTCGGTAACTTCATAGGTAACAGAAAACGAAAAATTTACTTCTTCGTTAACTGTCCCAAGATTTCTTTCTGTAGGTGTAAACATTAACTTGATCCGAACAAGAATAGACCACGACTTCCTGGTTTAATATTTCCAGAAGAATCAACTGACTTATCATCAATCATAGTGAATGCTTGTTTCAAGTTACCTTCAGTAGAATACGAAATATGAATCCAGTTCATCCAACCTGGACCTGGATTATAGTTGGCACCTGGTTTTCTGTACTCTAAAATAATTTGATTATATGGTAAAATCTTTTCTAACTGAACAGCCAACTTCCACATATCTTCGAACGAACGCTTAGGATTATATCTAAGGTCAATCGCTCTACCTTTATTGTGGTCAGAATTATTAGTACCATTTCTTAAACCAGAGTTAATGCACCATGCGCCACGTGGAGACTGAGCAGCAAATTTTCCGCTAGTTGGTCCAAGTAATTCGTATAATGGTTCGCAGATATTTTCTGACATTGCAGCCAAGTTTGCAATTAAATCTTGTTTGGTGTAAAGTTTACCCATAATACTTGCATCGCGCAGAATTACTGATGGTTCAACTAAATGTCCGACAGTGAAGTTCTTTGATAACTTGTATGATGGAGAGAAATCTGTCGTATTATAGAACGGAGCAGTATCAATCTTCTTACCTTCAACCTTATTCGGTGGAGGAACAACAGCTTCTTGAGCTTCTCCGTTTTTATTTTCTGGAGCTTTATATGCTGGAGTATCGTACTGCTTTTCTTTTTCTAATTTACCAGCTGGAGTTTCCCACTCATCTGGAGTTTCAAACTTAGCGACTTCATCGAAAGAACGCTCTGGTGGTTCCAAGTTTTTAAATTCAGGAACAACTGCGTTAATCAATTCTGGAGCAGATAATCCAGTTGTCGGAGCATCATTAACTTCTGCCTGACCATTGGCGAACTGCATCTCAGCGTAGTCAGCATTAAAGTTTCCACCTGCGTTAACCATAACATTACCTGCAGATTTAACTGACCAATCAGCAGAAGAGTCATGTATCTGATAACCAGAAGTCTTTGTAGTTAAGTTTGTTGTTTCAATGTTGTAGTCACCATCAACTTTAAGTTTGTAATCACCACCGACAGTCATGTCTAGATTACCAGCAACACCTAACTCAGCATCACCTTTTAGTGCAATGTTACTTCGTCCTTCAACCTCAATCTTAGCATCACCCTGACAAAGAATATTGATATTTCCACCGACAGTTAAGTTTGCAGTTCCAACAACATAAATGTTATTGTTTCGTAAAACAATTTGATAACCATCACCAACGATAAAGTTTAACTGAGAACCATTAGGATCTATCTCTAGATATGTTCCCTTACGATGATATAAGTGAATACGCTCGCCATCTGGAGAATCATCAAACTCCATAATGTGGCCAGACTCAGATTCAAATACTTTGTTATATGGATATACTGCGTTGTATGGTGATAATGGTTGTGACCATGTTTTTCCACCAGCAACTGGGATATCTTGTTTTCTTGTTGCGTCTTTAAACTTAAAGCATGTTCCGTCAATGATACCACGTGCTAGTCTATTAGTATCGGCTTCGTTCATATGGTCACGCAATGGGTACTTACCAGTTGGATCTGTGAATCCAAATTGTGTAGCGTTACCAGAACGATCTTCTTTGTATGCTTCTTGTTTATCTAGAGGTTGTTTTGCGATCTCTTCTGGAGATAAGTTAGGTTCTGTCGCTGTTGCGTTTTTATTTGTAGATACTGGATCTGTTGAAGAACCTAAGAAATATTCATAGTACTGTTGTTTAGCCAATGCGATATCTGGGCTATTAACACCAACCGCATTTTTAGCAGCCTGGAAAAATCCTGGCTCATACATTAACTTTTCCCAACCTTTAACTCTGTCTTTAATATAAAGAGCAGCGATTAAAGCTGATGTGTCTAAGTCTGCATCAAGCGAATCTGGATTTCCGACAATGTCAATATTCAAACCAGCAGCAGTACCAAGTTTTTGATAACGCTCGTAGTTTCCACGACCAGTCAACTGAATGAACCCACGACCATAATACTTACCACCATCTTGGTCAGTTTTATTACCTAAGAAATTTTTACCACGATAAGTTGGACCATAGAAGAATGAGAAGAAGTCTTCTTTTGATAATCCCTTCTTAACTGCGTAAGAATACTCATCTAAAATTTGTTGAGTAGCATTTGGAAAAATTTGTTTTAATCTTGTTGGGTTGTAGTTATGTGCTTCTTTTTGCGGAACCCACTTAGATTCACCACCAGCAATACCCAACAATGCACACTTAGCGTACTTCGTTGTTAATCCAACTTTATCACAGGCAGCAATTAACGCTTTGATACCTGCTGATGCATTAGAACCAGCACCAGACTTAGGTGGTGGATTAGTTGGAATTTCTGTTGGGGTAACTACTGGTGCGACTGGTGTTGATGGTGTATTTGGCGCAGAGTTATTAGCCTGATTAGTTCCAGTTGTGATTGGATTACCATCACTATCTAAAACTGGATTACCAGAAGAATCTGTTAAGATACCTTCTTGAGGAATGATCTCATCAGAAGAATCTTCAATCGCTCGTTCGCCAGATTTTGTTTGCGGGATACCACCGATAGTTCCCAACATAACTGGTTGTTGAAGATCCTCATCTCTGAACATAATAACAACCCAACTTCCAGGAACTGGACCTGTCGGAGAGTGACCTAAACCACTAACAGCTGCAGATGTTACTGGCTGCATTGGATAAGCCCATGGTAAATCTTCAGTCGGCAGTAAAGTTTTATTGTCTGTATGAAGACCAACTACGCGAACCTGACATCTGCCAAGTTTTAATGGATCGTTACGATTTTCGACTACACCAGTGTATAACTGCATTATTTCTTCCCATCAAGATTTATTAATAACGAATCTTTAATCAACTCTAAAGTGCACTCATGCTTTTCTCTGGTAATAAAATGATTGATCGCAGAGATTAAGTAATTACCAGAGAACACATTGTCTAATGTATCTCTGTCGTTTTTAGCTATTGGTTGTATTTTATTCAGTTTCACTGAAACAGTTCTTCCGACGGTATAATCCATTCTACCAGGAACAACGATTTCTATTTTAGTTGACTCAGCCTGTTTCATCAGAGATAGACGCTCTTGAATGAATTCCGTATTTGTTGCATTACCAAAGTTACTAAAATTATTATAATACTTAGGTTCAGTAATAACCTTTGCGCCATAACGATAAACAACCTTACTCGAAGCAGCTGGGTATGTGTTTAAGTGAGTTTTGGTTTTAAAGTTAGCAAGCATATCAAAGTTTTTACTTGTAACTTTTTTAGAAGTTATATCATGTGTATATAATCTAGAACCATACATACCACTGGTTATTCTATCGATATAGTCAAACCCCTCTGGGATAGTTATAGATTGGATTCGTTTGTAATCTTCGTTCAAGTTTTTAATGCTACCGCCACCAGCTCTATCATCTCTATTATAATTATCGAATATAAAATTCTGAAGTGGAAGTTGCTTATATAATGAAGATAAAGAAGTGAAGTTATACCCATCTCTATTTTCAAAAAACACATAATCTGGAGCTTTAGATTTACTCAATGCGTTTTCAGTTAGGTATAAAATGTTTCTTAATGGAGACCAGAAATTAGAAGTATACTTTGTAGAGTTATCTGTTTCTTCAATATTATATTTCTTTGTAACCTGCATACCATTGACTTTATCAGTCAATAATGTTTTCGCCACATCAGAAACTTTACCAGAGAATGTTTTACTAATGGCTTTATTTAAATCTAATAAAGCATCTTGAGATGTAAAATGTAATTGGTAAACTACAGATCGATCACCAACCATATCTCGGTCAGTCATTTTGAATATGTAAAATTTACCAGATATATTTCCAGTTTTAAGAGTAGGTGTGCTAATCTTTAAATCTAAGTATTCTTCGCCAACGAATGGCATAACATTGATTAAATCTAATGTGTCTTTAAGAATCAGTGTACCTGTGATGAATGGTGATAACAAATCTTCAAAGATTTGAATACCGATAATCTGATTTGTGATGTCTTGATAAAACCCAGTAGAAGTAACTACTCTAACCTGTTCAATCTCAACATCACCAGCGAATCTTAGATTTTGTGATGTCTGCATTACATAAATTCTTTATAATTATTTAATACTGTCGCGAGAAGATCTCTAGAAATAATTTTAATTCTGCGTTTAGATTCGTTGAGTCTTTCTTCATACTCTCTGTTTGAAACTGGAGCTGCTCCAACTGCTGTCTGGTGAACGATATTACCATTAGCATCGACATAATAGCGAACATCATCTAACGAATCGCCATACTTATCTTCCATATACGCAACAAGTCTTGGATAGTCTAATGGAAAATCATTGATATAATCAAATCTGTTATTTGCTAACATAACAACCCAATGATATTGAGCGTCGCCGTAAAACTTCTCAGCAATAAGTTCTGGAGTCTCACCATCAATTATATCATACTCATCATAAACAGTTATGTTAGATAATATGTCTCTACGGAATCTGACATTTCTTGTAATGTCAGTCATCAATATGGCTTTACGCTTATCGTTTACATCGAAGTCGTATAAGAAATTAGGAAATTCTTCGAAATACATTATAGTCCGTTCTTGATTTTATCTTTGTCCATTAAACCCAACTCGACGAATGTCATTTGAATATTAATTTGAGTTGGCATACCATTATCAAATGTAGTAAACATACCATTAGGTGTATAATTAATGTTCAATTCTTTTAACACGCATGATGTATGACGATGGATGTTTAAGTTTTCTTCGCCGTTTTGATAGTAGAAAATATCAAACTCAGAAGGATAGATATACAAAAAGTTATTAGTATCTTTAAATTCTGGATGCATGTGATACTTAAACTCTTGAATAATGTTCAATACATTTTGAGCTTCTTCTGGGCTTCTTGGGAAAAATTGATAATCAAATTGGAATGTTCTATAATCAACACCCTTAAAGATTTGTTCTTTCTTTGGGTTAGCTGCCAACCCTAAAGAAGCTGATGCAGCTGCACCTTGTTTATCACTCTTAAGACCAATAGCTCCAACGATAGATGCTGCATCATTACCAAGGTTTTTAGCACCACCACCCTGAATTGCTTTAGTGATTGCTTCAGCTCCAGAAGCTGCTGCCTGATAACCAAAGGTGTCTTCATCACCCCAGTTGGTTGAGTAACGAACTGCTAATTGGTTAGGTATATGTAAAGCAATTGCTGTTTTTAATCTTTTCTGAGCACGAGTGACTGAAGCTGCTTGAGTTGCAGCTGCGCCAATCATTAAAGCATCAGGAGCTGCGTTTGCTGCCGCACCGATAGCTGCACCCTTTTTACCAGCAAACAAACCGCCGATAAGACCACCCTGAATAGCTGCGCCAGTAGCATTTAATCCAACCATACCAGCTTTAGCACCAGCACTTGTTGGATTACTGTATAGATTCGTGTTAATAGCGATCAATTGACCACGATCTCTTGGAGCATAATCCTCAACAGTCTCAACTGTTTTATCATTAAACAATTTTGAGTCTATGGCTACATTAATGTAGAAAATAGCGTAGTTTTTACCATAGACATCACTCATAATGTCTTCTGGATATGAGTAGTTTTTTATGTTATACTTCTCTGCCGAAAACTTGTCTGTATCTCTACTCTTATATAATGGAGCTCTTGGAGGGTTCGGTTTTGGTATAGACGGAGTAGCTTTGTTTGCCATTGATTTACCTAAATAAGTAAGAGTGTTATTCTATTATTTATTTAGGCATGTTTCACAAAAGATTATACAAACCTATGTTTCCAGAGAAGTATTCTGGTGATCCAACGAACATTATAATGAGAAGTTCTTGGGAGACTAAGTTCGCCAACTGGTGCGATAGAAACCCAGCTGTATTGAAGTGGAAATCTGAAGAAACAGTAGTCCCTTATAGATGCCCCACTGACGATAGATTACATAGATACTTTATAGACTTTCAGATACAAATTAGACAAAAAGATGGTCTAATTAAGACTTATCTGATAGAAGTGAAACCACATAAACAAACAGTTCCGCCAGTCTATCCTGGACGCCAGACTCAACGCTACCTTACAGAATCAATGACTTTTATCAAAAATCAGGCTAAGTGGAAGGCAGCTAGTGAGTATGCAAAGGATAGGGGTTGGGAATTTAAAATCATAACTGAGTATGAACTCGGTCTTGCAACACCTAAATAATTAAATGGCTAAAAACCCATCCACCCTACAAGACGTTTTCGAACGCAATCAGTACGACCTTCTAACAGCTGCTAGAAAGTCCAAGTCGTGGTTCGAACAACAGGTTCTGCTTATGTCTAAGCAGCAGATCACACCACAGAAAGTTTTAAAGGGAGACGCTTCTGCTTTAAGAACTAACGTGGTTCCTGGAAACTTGTATATGTTCTTATATGACCCGAAACTAAAGGCAACCCTACCATACTATGATAGATTTCCTTTGGTGTTTCCATTTAGAAAAGTTGAAGGTGGTTTTCTTGGGCTAAACATGCATTATCTTCCATACCAGATGCGTGTTAAACTGTTAGATAAGTTAATGGCATTTAAGTCCAATTCTAAAATGGATGAAACGACCAGACTAAGATATTCATGGGCATTGATTGATGGAGTAGCAAGATACGCACCAGCAGCTCCATGTGTTAAACATTATTTGACTGCTCACCTTAGATCTCCAATGAGACAGGTGTTCTCTCAAGATTGGGCGACTGCTATGATGTTACCAGTTGAAAGATTCGTTGGTGCGACCAAGACTGAAGTATGGTTAGACTCAAGAAGAAAAATAAACTAAAATGGCTAAATCAACCAAACTAAAAGACTTCATCGCCAACGTAAAAACTGGTGGTTTAATGAAGACTTCTCGCTACAGCGTTTTAATGCAAACGCCAACATCAATTCAGGGTAAACAAAAGGCAGATGTAAGAAAGATTTTATTGTTCTGTTCTGATATTCAAATCCCTGGACTAAACATAGTAACTGCGCAAAACAGAACATTCGGCGAAGTTAGAGAAGCACCGTATGATAGAATTTACGACAACATCAATTTAACATTCTATGTCGACCAAAATATGGACGTTAAAGAATACTTTGATGCTTGGATAAATTCTATACAAAATCCAGTAACAAGAAAATTTGAATATTATAAAAATTATATAACAGAAATGTATATTCAGGTTGAAGACGCTAGAGATGATTCTAGATATCTTGTTATTTTGCATGAGGCATATCCTAAGGGACTATCGCCTATTCAGTTGGGATATGATAACAAAGAAGTTATGAAATTACAGGTTTCAATGAATTATAGAAACTGGACATATTATAAAATTGCTCCAAGCACTAAAGCTGAACCAGGAGCATGGGATTCTGTATTTAAACTACCAACAATTAATAATAGAGAGATTGGTGATTACTTCGGAAACAATTCTGGTTTTCAAAGTAACGCAAACCAACTACCAGAAGTTCAAAACTACTCAACTGGTATAACAGATAAATTATCATTCTTTTAAGGAATAACGAGATGGCACCTCAAGAAGAAAAAAGCGAAAGCGCAAAGAAAAACGAAGATTGGATGAATAGTAAATGGCGTCCAATGATGGGTTGGATGTATATGGTTGTATGTACCGCCGACTTCGTTCTTTTCCCAGTTCTTTGGTCAATCGTTCAAATGATTGGTGGTGGAGAAGTTAGAACTCAATGGTCACCTATAACTCTACAGGGTGCTGGCTTATTCCATATGGCTATGGGTGCTATCCTAGGTATCGCAGCTTATGGTAGAACACAGGAAAAACTAAACGATAAAGCTGGTGTGACTGCACCAACTGCTGTTGCGCCAATAAATAGTTCTACGGTTCCTACAACTCCAACAATCCCAAGACCAACACCTAAACCAGTTGTTCCTGAGTTGGATCCAGGAGATCCCCCAACTAGAAACACTAGAAATGATTAAACAAATATGAATGATAGATTATCAGAAGTTTTTGACGTGCCATCAATAACTAAAACTACAGAAGTAGAAGTTATTGATTCTGAAACTGGAGAAATTATCCAGAAACCAGAACAAAAAATTGAAGACGATTATGATGTTGCTCGAGCAAACCTTCGTGAACTTTTAACTAAGGGACAAGAAGCATTGATTCAGGCACTTGAAGTTGCTAAACAATCTGAACATCCGAGAGCCTTTGAGGTTGTTGGTAACTTAATGAAACAACTTGCAGATGTAAACCAACAGCTTATGGATTTACATCAACAAAAGCAAAAACTTGACGCACCGAATAAAGCTGAACAGGCTAAGGTGACAAATAATAATGCTATCTTTGTCGGTAGCACAGCTGAGTTGAATAAGCTAATAAAGAATATGACTAAAGGAGAATAATTATGGCATTACCGATGAACGCAACTCCGACCTATTCACTAGAGATTCCTTCTAGTAAAAAGGTTGTTAAGTTTAGACCATTCCTTGTTAAGGAAGAAAAAGCATTATTGATTGCTCAACAATCTGATGATGCTCAGGTAATGGTAAATACCTTAAAAGAAATTTTAGATTCATGCATCAAAGATTCGATCGATGTTAATGAATTAGCAACATTTGATTTGGAATACATCTTCACGCAAATTAGAGCAAAGTCAGTTGGTGAAGATATCTCTTTAATATTTCCTTGTGCACATTGCGATGACGAGAAGGCTAAAGTTAAAATCGGTATCGATTTAACATCCTTAAAGGTGGAATTTAAAGAAGGGCATAATAAAAAGATAGATTTGTTTGATGATGTAGGTGTTATGATGAAGTATCCATCAGTAGACATGATCCAGTTAATCGAAAAGACTAACGGAGATGATGTTGATGCCGTTTTCAAAATTATCACAAGTTCTATCGATTACATTTACGATGGCAGCCAAGTTTACTATGCCAAAGAACAATCAAAAGAAGAACTTGAAGAGTTTGTTAATAATTTGACGTCTGATCAGTTTAAA